CTGGCCAGCCGTGAAGCCGCTGATCTGCTTCGGTGTCATCACCTTGATCTGATCGGCGCTGAGCTTGCCGACCTGGCTGTCGCTCAACACAGCGATCGCTTCGTTCTTCAGGCTGCCGATGGCCTTGGTGCTGATGGCCGCAATTTCGTCGTCAGAGAACTTGGCAATGTCTTCCGCACCGATGGAGCCGATCTGTGTCGCATTTAGGCCCTTGATCTGATCAGCCGTGAGGCCTTCGATCTGGTCGGGAGTAAGAGCCGCAATCTGCGTGGCGCTGAAGGCTGCAATCTGATCGTTCCCCAGAGCCCCGATTTTCGTGGCGTCGAGTGCGGCAAGCAATTCCGGCTTCAATCCTGCGATCGCGGTCGTTGAAATCGCGCCGAGCTGATCTGAATCGAGCGCTTCGATATCTTCAGCCTCAAGGGCGGATATCTGATCTTTGTTGAAAATCTTGAGCTGCTCTGTGGAAAGCGCCGCGACATCCTCGGTAGAGAAGCCCTTAATCGTCTTTGCCGATAGAGATTTGATCTGGGTATTGGAAAGAGAAGAAACGATCGAGGTCATGAAATTGCCCTTGCACTGGCGTTAGCGGTGACGGTGTCTTTCGTCTCGCGTCTCGTAGCAAAAGCTGGCGCGCGCCAGTCCATAGGTGGAGGGTTCGCGCCGTGCACAACTGCATGGCCGAGACGCTTAGACAAAATATTTCGGAAGACATCGCTCGAAGGAGCTAATGTTTAGGATAAGGCATCATGCGCACGGTGCGTGAAACGACCGTCTCCTAAACCTCGACATTCGACAGGACCAAACCCGAACATCGTTGAGCCTAGACGATGAGATTCGCCATAGACTGACTGAGCAAACAATTATGCTGCAACCACTAATTATGAGTTAATGTACCGTTATTCCCCTCAAGTTATGTCTCGTTTTGTGTAATGGCCCCATGAATATCCGGACACGATCTCCCACTTGATAAGTCTGCGAAGTAATGTGCCCATTATGACTAGTCACCATCCCAAGATAGAAGTCCTGTGACCTGCCACTGCGAATTTCCTCCAGAATTGATTAGATCATCGGCGTTTTGCGTGAGCAGGAAGCTGGCGCGAAAACGGCCGACCTTTGCCGCAACCACGGCATCTCGGAAGCGACCTTCTACAACTGGAAAGCCAAATATGGCGGCATGGAAGTGTCCGAGGCGAAGCGGTTAAAGGCGCTGGAAGATGAGGATGCCAGACTGAAGAAACTGCTTGGCGAGCATATGCTGGCAGCCGCACTCCGCGAGCTTCTTCAAAAAAAACGGTCGGGCCTGCCGCCAATCGTGATGCCGTCACACATCTGAAGGCCGCCATAAGTCTTTCGGAACGGCGGGCCTGCCAGATTATATCCGCCGACCGCAAGTCGATCCGCTACCGATGCCGACCGCCGGAGGTCGAGTTGCGAGCGAAGTTACGCAACCTCGCAAATGAACGACGGCGCTTTGGCTATCGTCGGCTGTTCATCCTGCTTCGACGAGACGCAGAGCCGTCCGGCGTCAATCCGCCTATCGTCACCGGGTAAGATGTATGGTTTCGGCTACTCAATTTGACCATGGGTAGGTCTAAGTCGGCACCCCTAAAACCAAATACCGGCGGATAGTGAGCGGCTTAGTGCAGCGTCTCCAGTGCAACCTTCGGTCCCTTCGGTCTAACGACATTGCCCTCGGCCGGTCACACGCACAATGGTTTATCAGTCAGAAGCTCCCCAAAAAGCGCTGTCGCATTCCTGGTGCTTTCGGCCTCCCCTATTGTGCAAATTCAAGCTTCCTTTTCGCTGCGCGAGGTGTCTCGTGTGGCCGGCCGTCCTGCCATACATCGACCACGGACATCGTCATGTTCCGATCAAGACCCGGTCGCCAGCGCGCACCTATGTTGCGGCAAGTTTGGCCGACTCGAAGGAAGGCATAAGGGGTCTGCCCCGATTCAGTCCGGAGACATTTCAGGAGACGTAAATTCGGAGAGCGTTTCGGGAGAGACATTTCCTCTTTTAATTCAAGAGGTTATCGGCTGGTCGGAGTGGAGTGATTCGAACACTCGACCCCCACGTCCCGAAGGTCGGGGCTTCGTGATCAAAAGCCCAAAAATACGGGCTTTCGATTTCATCTCATTCCCACTTGTTCCCGCTTATTTCCGCTCATTCGGGAGATATCGGGAGACGTGGTTCTAGTTCTTAGGGATTGCTCGACGAGCGGGGCGGCTCGAGGCGAGCCAAGCCTTGAACGCCGTCATAGGTCAATATGTAGTTGGCCAGGATGTCGCGCCCCAAAAGAACATCTTCTGGATTTAGGTCAGCGTCGAGCAATTGAACCTTGTTGGGTTTGCCCAATACCCATACTTCGGCCTCATATATGGATGATGTGGAGCCGGAATTATTAGGTCCAGACCACACTTGCGCAGTGCCCACCGGCTTCGCACCCATTGTCTTCAGGATGTCTTTTTTGACGAAGGTACGCGCGGCTCCTGTGTCGACCATGGCAAGAACCTCTTTTGACCCTGCGCCGCCGAGGACGATGGTCACCGGAATCAGCATGCCGTGTCCTTGAAGCGGTTCCGGTTTTCCAAGAGCCGACACCGCGTAGCTTCCCCCAAATGTCTGGCCTCGGAGACCGCTGGCAGCATCAATCAACGCTTGATCTCGGACCGTCACATACGTCCCGAGGACTGTATCACGTAGCGGGGTAAAAGCGACTGCAACGGCACCTATGATGCCGCCAATGACCAATGCCAATGGCACTGCCCATGGGGTGGTGATAATTTTATACATTAGTGTTCCAATATATTTTCAAGCAGCCCTTAAGCGAGCAGCTTGTCGTTTCGCCTTCTCGATGCGTACCTGACGATCCGCTTTCATGGCATCGTTCACCTCTGCATGGAAATCCGGAGAGAAATGCCCGTAATGTTTTAAGATTACCTCTTCGGTCGTCGACAGATAGCTCGCGATGACATTAAGCGGCACCCTCTTTTGCATCAGCCAAGACGCGCAGGTATGCTTCAGAGTATGGCGGTTGACGACCTTGGCACGCTCCTCCGAGAATACTTCCTTCTTGAGACTAAAGAAGCCACGGCGGGTTGATCCCGGCTTACCGTTGTGTTCAATGACGTTGTCGCTCCCTTCCTTCGCCCAGCGACGAAGATGCGCAAGGAGCTGATCGGGAATACGCACAGGATCGGCACGCTTGTTCAATGGGGATTTGTTCGCGACACCGCCCCGATAGAAAATACCGTTGTCGATATCCATCCAGGGCCGATCATCCGAATTCTTGTACGACGCCTGCTCAATCTTCTCAGACCGCGTTCCCGTGTAAAGACCGATGAGTATGAAACGGGCCAAATGCTTGGATGTGCGGTATCCCCTCGGGCCACCAATGGCCATATTTTTCGCTCTATAGGCCGTCTTCACCAGCATCGCTGCCTCGGCCTTCGTATAGAACTCCGCGCGGGCCTCCGGGGGTTCGGGAAGCTCCCAATCGATCACATGACCGTTGAGTTCACATAGGCCCTTTTTGATGCCGAAGTGAATCATCGCCTTCAGATCTTGCAACTCACGGCGAGCGTGATTGTCAGACAAAGGCTTTACTGGTCTCGCCTTCTGCTGGTACTCGGCGAGAGTCTTCTCATTGACATCATACACCGTCTTTCCGGCCCAAAACTTGATGAGGCGCTCGACAGTGTTGAGGTAGTCACGGAGCCGATCCTTAGACTTGGCCTCGATCTGCTTCTGATGCCGTTCGACGTAGAACTTAATCAGGTCGGTCACAAGGACATCACGAACAGCCTTGCCGTGCTCGGCGACGATCTCGGCAGCCGACTGTTCCGCGTAGAGCTTTACTTCATAGTCGAGCCGGGCTTTCTCAGCATCTGCACGAGACTCAAGGCCGAAGCCTGTGCCAATTCGCTTCGTGCCATCAGCGATTGCCCAATAGCCGTTGGCGCGGAGGGCTCCCGTCTCTTTGTTGTATTTGGGCTTGACCCAGATGAGATGCGGCGGCTGCCTTCTGCGTGACATTCGATCCATTCCTTGATGAGTTTACGAGTTACAAAAAACCTGCCAGGCCCGCTGCCTGCCGCGAGTTCAAGGCGTCCCGCAGCGACTTCCTCATAGAGTCGCTTTTTCCCGACTAGCCCGCCAAGCTCGGGTAGCTTTGTGGCTTCGACGATCGAGAGCAGCTCGTCGTCTGACGGTCCCGGGTTTATCGGCGCCTCTTGGGTGGATGAGAGAACACCGCGCAGGATCCCGATGGATTCCATCGCCTCCGCATGCTCGCCACGCTGCTGTGTCACGAGATCGTCGAAGGATCCCATGAGGTCGTCGATGGCATCCAAGACAACAGGAACAGTCGATTCCTTATTCACGGACAACTCCGTAACGTTTGTTGACATGAATCTGATTACCAACCGCTTTTCAGAGTAAATCTGTCTCCTGAAATTGCGTGGTGACCACTTCCAGCAATACGCGAACGGAAAAAGTTTGTCCGGGGGATTTCTGTCGGGATGCGCGGATTTAGTTAATGACGAGTCTTTTTGTCGGCACCGTCATCCTCGTCGCCGGAATCGAGATCATCGAAAACACCATCGGCTTGCGCTTCCTGCATCATCTCCAGCCCGCTTCCGAAGTCGTCGAAGAAACGACTGCGCTCGTTCTCGGCCTCGATAAGGCCACGGAGATATCCGCGGAGGAACTCCTTATCGGCGTCCGACAGCGGCTGCACGCTCGCCCAACTCCCGACCTCTTCCGTGACATAGCGATCGATGTCTTCCGACTTCGCAACCGCTCTCGTAGCCGAGTTCTCAAGCGCACCGCAGAATTCGAAGAGCACTTCGTGCTCGCGGCCAGACTTCGTCCTCAAGTCGGCTTCAATCTGTCGGGCGATCCAGCCGCCGAAAGCATCCTCGTCGAGCACGTGAACCGTCGGTCTCAACCGGACAGGATCCATATCTTTCAGGAACTCTGCCGTTGCGGCGGGATAGTCGTCGTCATTCCAATTGTACGGATCCGCCTGCGCGCCGTCGTCTTCGCGCAACTCGCCGAGAACGCCGACGTGCGTATCGCAAACTGTTTTGGCAAATCCGGCCAGCCTCAGGCGACCAGGGCTGCCGCAGATTTCGCAGGTCGCGAGCGATACCAGCCGGATCTCCTCCCTCAACCGCTCGACTTCGGCACGGCAGCCACGGCCGCTGTAGTCGCAATCAACCGAGAGGACGAGGCAACCCAGCTTCTCCTTGCCCGAGATGATCCGTGCCTTCCACGCCGTCGGATATGACTCGATGCGTGTCGCCGCCTGCTGCACGAGCTTGGCCCATCCGACATCCATACTGAACACGGCGTCCTCAGCGATCGTCGAAGGGGTCAAGCTGCGGAGATGACTGAACGCACTTGCCCGGAGTTCGGCATGAGCCATCTTGAGCTTGGGCCAGAGATCCGTCAGCACGATATCGCGGAAGAGATCCCAGTCTTCGACTGGGACGTCGGTGTTGTTGAGCGCCTTTCCGACTGCGGCATCGAACTCAAGATGATCGAAGTCATATGCCCGCGATGCGGAGTCCATCTTGAAGAGCGCGACAGTCTGCGCGATCAGGAGCCGATACCATGAGCGCAATTCAGCTTCGCGGCGCTCTCGAATGATCCTTTCGATCTCGTGGATCGTCTCTTCGCGCAGATATGCATGATCGTCCGCGGTGAGCTCGTGCAGATAGTTATATTCATCGTTCAGCGCCTGGGCGACCTCAACCTTATCGAACGTCGAACGCTTTTCTGCGAGCCATCGGGCAACTTCGATGATGCGATCTTGATAGGCTCCCCGGAGCCATTCCTGCCTTGTCCTATCGATCATGATGCGAACCTCCTGCCGAGCTTGAACCAGCCCTGATCGGTGAACGCCATCCGCTTATCTCGGTGCAGGTACAACAGGCGGAACCAGTCCGTCGTGCACGGCCACTTGGGATGATAAACGATGCCAGACAGCTGCCACTCAGCAGGGCGCTCACCGCTCTGAAACAGAACAAGCGACCAAGGCTGAAGTATCGGCGCGTGATACATCTCCTCGGCCGTCGGCTCCGTTTCCCGCGACATCTGGAATTCCAGCGGTGGCATAGGGTAGCCGTCCGGCGCCGCGAGTTCGAGAAGACGACGACCGATACGGAATGTGACGCCCGGGTATTTGACGATGAACCAACCGACGCGATAGGCGGTGGTACCGTCGGCTACCCAATCGACATCGAGGACGGCTTCGAGCTCAGGGCAGCGAAGGATGGCTTCGCCGACACACGTCTCGATATCCATGGATTCGGGAGACAGAGGGCCCCACGTCCGGCGGCGGAAGTGACGCTGCGCGTCTGTCGATGTCAGTCCCATTTCGGCTTCTCCGCTTCAACGAAAAGATCCAGGTCGGGGTCGTATCGGCGCCACCGCTTGCCAGCATCAGTGCCGATGTAGACCTCGGCGGGTGGATCCAGCGGCACCGCCATACGGCCCTCGTACAGAGCGTGCTCGTCGCAGGTCGTTGTGAAATATCCCTGACGATTTCGGAGGACGGCGGGCTGACCGCACCATTCGCACGCGTAGTACGAACGTGCTTCCGCAAGCTCTCGAGCAGCCTCAATGGCGCCCATCGCATCGCTGGATGCACCGGTCACGCTGTCATAGATGCGGAGCGTGCCCCACTTTTCCTTGATCTGTCTGATCTCGTAGGCGGCATCATGCGGCAGGAGATGGTCGATGACGGCGAAGTACGCATCCAACAGACCAGCCCAACCAGATCTGTGCTCGAACCAGACGCGGCCGAGCAGCCGCGGATATTTCGCCTTCAATTCTTCCAAAGTCATCACATCACCTCCACCTCGCCGGCGGCTCGCTCGGAACCATGACATCGGCATCCTCATCGTATCGGTACCAACTGCCCTCCACTTGTGCGTAGCCGTACATCGGACCCTGAAGCCTAGTGCCCCAGCTCCGCTGATCGGGAGATGCATGCTCGTCGCAGAGACACTGCCACCATGCGTAGCGGCCGGGCGGCGGGCGGCGGACAAAAGCAGGCTCCCCGCATACCTCGCAAACGTAGCTCGACTTGATCTCCGCCTTCACTTTAGCTAACCGCGCGCCGATAACTGGGGTGTCGCTCCAAATCCTCAGACAGCCCCACTTCTGTTTCATTTCCATAACTGAGAGGCTCGGATCCAGCGGCAGCGCGGTCGCGATGAATTCTCGGATCAGCGGCAACCAGCCGATGCCCACATCGACGTATTTCGCGCTGTCGAAAACGCCCGGGAAGTCGCTCTGCAGGTCGTCGAGTTTCAGGCGCGGGATCTCGTTATGCATCACAGGACTCCTTTTCGCATTCGTCGCACGTGACGACACGACGGTCGGCACGATCACGGCCGGAGCCGGATCCACAGCACATACAGGTCGACAAGCTTTTGGTGACGTAGCCCTGGATGCGACGATCCAAGATCTGGCGCCCGGTCGGCGCGAGGGCACTGTCGTCGACTCGAACGTGAAGCCAGCCGCGATCTGCCGACATCTCCGAAACAGTGACAGTGGGATACGCAAGCTCAAGCATCACACGGAGTTCGGTGACCAGGTCGAGCCAGCCAACAGGAATCTTGCTCATGCCATACCTCTCGTGAGTTCTCGGAAAGTTCGGGGAGTGAAATCAACATCTGGAAGGTCGACGCCGACATCTCGACTGCGGCCGACGCCCGGCAGGTTTCCGTGAGAGTGACCGTAGAAGTGCCAACCGCCCTTCCGCTCCCACTGCCATGACCGCTGCGCGTAGTGAGCGAGGACGAGCTTCTGGCCCTCGTCTTCAGCAAAGAGAAAGCCTTCGGGGCGTTTGTCCCACGGGAGATCCGCGATGGTTGGGTGGAGTTCTCCGTGCCTCAGATCATGATTACCGATGCAGAGGCGCTTGCGGCCGTTCAGACGGCCGAAGATCCAGCGGATCTTGTCGGCCTTATCTGACAGCGACATCGCGAAGTCGCCGAGGTGGTAAACGAGGTCCTGAGGCCCGACCACGGCGTTCCAGCGCTCGATGAGGTGCTCATCATGTTCTTCGATTGATGAGAACGGACGCGGCTGCATCGACAAGATGTTGGTGTGTAGGAAGTGAGTGTCGGCGACGTAGAATTTCTTCGTGAAGGACATTCGAGGACTCCTAGAATAGATAAACGAGAGCGGCTCCGCGGGGTGCGGTCAGGCTATCGGGGCTATTCGGAGTGCCTTCGTCATTGATGTTGTCCTTTGTTCTCGGCTCTACTTAGCAGGACCCGGAGTGGTTGTGAGCCCGTCCCAGACAACGTATTCCAGGGAGAGTTAAAAATCCACGATCGGATAGCGGATAGGTCCGTGCAGTGGGAATCGCTTATATTGAAAATAATATTAAATCAGCAGGATATATCGTTCTCAATATCGAGGAATGAGAAAAGGGGATCTCACCGGATCCCTACTGCTGTCATGCACGGTAGGTTGTGACCGTGTATCCCGACTTCACGCGAGCGGTCAGACGCGCTCGCTCGGCTATGGCACGCTGTTTGTCTTCCTCACCGCGCTTCATCTGGCGCGCCTTATCAAGGACACGATACTCGGCTCGTGCCTTCGCAATTTCCTCAGGCCCGTATCCAGCCAACGCTCCTCGGTCGGCGATGAATTCCGCGGCATCGTATGGGGTCATCAGACTATAAGTCATATGGAGCTCGTCCGGGCGCATCCGAAGCCACTCGTACGGCAGATCGCGGGTATCCTTGCCCGAAGGACAATCGTCGACGACCCGGCTGATCCGAGTGTTCAGGACTGCCACGGCAGATTCGAACTCGGCCTTCTCCATGCGAAGGATTCGCTTTGCGATGTGAACGGCATCGCGGAAGAAACCAGGAGCCGCGCTCGTGCAGAGTTGGTCGGGCGTCGTCAGGCCCTCGATCGTAGATCGTGTCCATTCAACTAGCCGCAGGAACCTTGCACGGTGCGCATCTTGATCGCGATCGCTCTCTTCGGCGAGAGCAAGAAGATTGGATCTCAGGGTGGCTTTGGATAGATTCTTGCTCATTTCAGGAACTCCACTGTTTCGATGATGTCGTCAAAGTCGCGCACGAATAGCGCGATGTCTGTTTGAGTTGCCGTAACTTCGAAGTCGCGATGGCCGCCGAACCATTGCAGTCGCAGCGTCTTCGTTTTCGCCGCCGTCCATCGGAAAGACCCCACTGCAGGCGCGAACACGCTTTCGACCTCAGCGGCATCGCTTCCGCCAGCAAGACCGAAAAGGATCCTGCTTGCTGTGTCGAACGCGATGTCCTCGTCGGTGGGCGTCCACTCTTCCTTTTGAATCCAGGTCTCAAAGGCTTCGGACTGACTGCCGTTTTCCAGGTCGTGGATGACGGCGGCGTCGCCTTCGGTGATAGCGTTCGTCCAGCTGATCGCAATTTCGGTCGCGGTCTTGCCGAGGCGAGTTGCTGCACGACGTAGAGCGTCTTCGCCCGGCATGTGTTGGTCATCGACCATCGCCTTCGCTGCGATGTTGCGCACCAGGCCACGGTCTTTCTTCGTCAGGGCTGACTTCTCGTACTCGTCTGCAGTTTTTACCGAGCTTCCGACCACGATCTTGATAGCGGTTACAGGACGACCGCGCGTATCGGCTCGGTCGTAAGACCACGAGATCGAAAAGCGCCGGACATGACGCTGGATATCGTTCAGTACTGGCAACAGAACGCGAGCTTCGAAGTTCGAAAATTTGAACTCACCGCTCGTCCGGCACCCCAGTTCTTCCGCAAGCTCTTCCGGAGTCCAAACCATAGCCGGGCGCATATCGCGACCTGCCATCAGCGCGAGCTTTTCATAGAGCCGCCAAGTGTACTTCGAAGAGAATTTTGGGAAGGCGCCCAGTTCAAGGTGAGTATATGCGCCGTAGCCGAGGATCACCTTCCGGACGGATGGATGCAGTGAAAAGACTATCGAGCGCACGCCTGTCGGAGAGACATCTTCTTCGAATTGGATGAGCTGCACCCGACGTCCGATCCGTCTGGATCCGTCTTCTGTAGACAAGAAGTCGTAGGACACCCAGACCTTGGCTAGGGCATCGACTTGCTCCAGGAGTCGAGATGTCTTCTCGATCTTGAGATAGGCCTTAGCATCAGCGAAGCTCACTTGGTGCTCAGTGTTGTCCTTCATCGACAGCCGGGCCGAAGCCATGAGAAACTGGTAGAGAGCGGCAACGGACGCCGTCATCGCCTCGGCTGGCGTATTACCTTCGCGTTCACCGTAGTATCGGACAGAGTTGATGAGCACGGCCGGACGCTCCAGCGTGGGCTCCCTGTCGATGGAAGGACGGCCGTCTTCCAAGTCTTCATTGTGATCGATGACGAGCCGCAGATCGCCTCGGATTCCGCGTCTATCGGATCCAGCAATGTGTCGTCTTGTTGCGTAATGTTGTGCGTCCATGCCAACCTCCATAAGATTATGGTCATCGCCGGCGGAGCGCGAAGCAAGTGTTTAAGATGCATATCGGCAAAAATGTAGCTGAGACGGTCAAAGTGTAGCTGAGACAGACCTCGAAGCGGCCAAAGTGTAGCCAAAACACGTTGACACGGTGAAGCGGTAGAGGTGTTTTTCTTTGTCAACTCTCGGGAATCCGAAAAGAATTTTTGGATACCTGAACTGGGGCTGGATTTGATCCTAAGCGGATCGGGGTACGCTCCGCCCTGCTACGCTCTATGAGGCGCCTCACCCGCTCGTCCTCCCTCCCCGTTCCTTCCGTGGCAACGCCGCCGGCGGCCTTCATCGGCGTTAGTCGCTTGCAAGCCGTCGCGTGAATATCTCACGTAGTGACGTGACGGCCGTATGCCCGACCGTCTCGTAGTGACGGGAGGAAGACCATGCCGAGACCGAAGAGCACTGTTCCACGGCTGGTGCGCAAGGCTGAGCGACAGGCCAAGTACCGCGCGCGTCTGCAGGAAGCAGGGCGGCCGGAGGCGTCTCAGGTCGACGTCGCGGTGGCTGCGGCGACAGCGAAGGCGGTTCGGTGGCTAGTTGCCGGACTGAAGGACGGGAAAATCGGCGAACGGGACGCCCGTCGCTCCCTGCTGGATAACATTGTCGCCGATTCCGCGAGGATTCTGATCGATTCCGGTTGCTCGGCCGACGAGGCTTCGGCGAAGCTGAGGTCTCGTCTGCGCTCGGCTGGAAAGCCCCGTTTTCCCCCCATTACTCCGTAAGCGAGAATCGTTTTTCCAGGAGGCACATAGTGATGCGCCATGCTTCAATCTTCCTACCGATCTTCAGACCGCAGTTCAGGCCTCGTCCAGATCCACGGGCGGATAAACTCCGGGAAGCGCTGAGCGTTCTCGAAGCTGTCGCAGCGGAAGACGCTGACTACGCGAAGAACCGCAATGGTCGGGGGTTTTCCAAGGCGGACTCGGCGAAGGGCCACGCCCTGGCAAGCGTCTCCCTGTCGTCCGCCTTGCAGGACCGTGCGCTCTCATCCGCGGTCCTCGCGATGGCAGCGCGATATCGCCGACAAGCTTCGCGCATCGCGCAAGGCAATTTGATCTGATTTCTGGCACGTCATCTCAAGTTGCGTAAATCCGATTCAGTTCGCCGCGGTCGCCGGCGATTGAATCTTTCACTGTGTTGGATCGATCATGGATCAAGTATCCGGAGATCCAGGATGGCAGAGAAGTCGGCCGACATTCACACACTCGCCCCGCGACTGAGCTACGTCGAGGATCTTGCCGCGTGGCTGAAGGACAACCGTGGCGGCGGGAGCGATCCGTCGGAGCTGCTCAAAAAGCTTTACCGTCAGCTCGTATGGGGAGCTGAAGACGGTGCGCTCAATCCCGACGTATGGAATTACGACACAGTTTACACAGATCCCGTCGGCGAAAAATCGATGCACATGACCCTGTTCGGGATGGGATCGGCAAATGCCGAGGCTTGCCAGTGGAATGCAAAAGGCCTGTACGGCTGGGTATTCGCTGACGGCGAGACGCGTTGGTCGACGGATGGAGGTTCATACAATCTATCGTCAGACGTCTTCGGCGCCCGGCTTGGCGCGGGAAACACGTTCCTCGAAAACCTCCGATCGAAGAATCTGTCCCTTGTGAAAGCGATTTTCGGCGACGTATCGACGATCGGTCCTAATCGGCCTGATTCAGTGATGGGACGCATCGAACAGATCGAGACGTCCATCGAAGATCTGGCCTCGAACTTCGAAGGCGTTGTAGCCGATCTGCAGAACCAGATTGACGCGGTGAACGAGCGTATCGATCACCTCATCGAAAGCTCGTGATCATGACGAATCTCTCCCCCCGCGAAGTGATCCTTGCTTACCTCGGCTACGAATTCGTTCCGTCCGAGACCCTGCGCGCGGCTGTCGCTCAGCTCGTCTGCGCTTACGATTCTATCGTCGACCTTGCTTCCGACGCCGCGGACGATCCACACTCCAAGACCATCATCAACGCGCTGGCATCCGAGCTACTGATGCAGCAGACGCTCCTTGAGGACTACCTGGTACTCGACGCGGCGGCGACCGCTCTGCCGGATCTCGTCCGCAGCCGCCGGACGGCAGCAAGGAGCACGACATGAATCCACTTGCGCCCCGAGTCGCCGACGCACACCATTCTCATACCCGCGGAATTCTCTCTTCGGTTTCTTTCCAACTCGGCCCCGTGCTGCGCACCGTCCCGCGCGCCGGGGTTTTCTTTTGAGGTAGCGTGATGGCGAACAATGGATTCGGCCTCGAATTCGACACCAAGTCCTTCGAGCGCGGCTTGTCGAGGATCGAGAAGCAGGGGTTGCCTGAGGCGCAGGCGGGATTCCTGAATGGCTTGGCGTTCGGCGCTCGCAAGGAGTTGCTGTCGTATGCGAACCGCACGATCCAAGGCGGACCGACGCCGTGGACGAAACGCGGGTTCGTCGTCGACAAAGCGGCCTCCGGAAAGTCGCCGACCGCCGTAGTGCGGATCCAGGATCAGCAAGCTCGATACATGGACTACCAGGTCAACGGTGGAAAGCGTCGGAAGGGCGACCCCGGTGCCACGCCATACGACGTACTGACCGACGCGCCTGACAGCGAGAAGAACGCATTCGGCAACCTCAAGCGCGGATACCTGAAGCGCCTCGCCCGGCAGGCGAAGACCGAGAAGACGAAGCGAGCCAGACTGCATGCCAAGCGCGACAAGCTCCGCGCTGCAGGGAAGTCGACCAAGCCAGCTCGATGGGCGACGAACACCCCTTCCGGCAACGCGGGAATCTTCTTCGGTAAGATCGGCGGCCAGAAGGGCTACTGGCAGCGGGCAAGAAAGCGCGATGGCGATTACAGGCTGACGCTACTGGCTCGGCTTTCCGACGAGGCTGATTACAAGCCTTCATTCCAGTGGGACGAGACGGTGAACGCTTCGGTTCGGGATCAAGATCCGCAGAAGCTGTACGCGACCGAACTCGCACGCGCGCTCCGAAAACTCGGCAGTTGAATCCTGCCGGCGACGTTTACGGGCTCGAAACGGTCCCGCACTATTGATGCGGAGAAGTCCGTTGGAGGTAGTCATGAGATTCGTTGAGCTGTTCGCTGGCGCGGGAGGTCTAGGTCGTGGCTTAGAAGCAGCCGGTATGGACCACCGCATCTCGTTCGAGCTTAATGATCAGGCTGCGGATGTGCTCGTTCGCTCGGGCAAGCTGGTCAGGCAGACGGATCTCAATGATATCGCAACGACCGCGTTCAACATTTCCGGACGGCCGGACATGGTCTGCGGTGGCCCACCTTGCCAGGACTTCAGCAAGGCTGGCAACCGCGAAGAGAAGGAACGCGCGCGGCTCACACCGATCTTCGCCATGACCGTGGCTGTCCTTCGCCCGCGATGGTTCCTTTTCGAGAACGTGGAAGATGCACCGAAGTCCAAATCCTACCGTCACGCTCGAGCGATTTGGCAACGCAGCGGTTACGGTTTGACGGAGGTCATTCTGAACTGCGCGCGCTACGGCGTCCCTCAGTCGCGTGATCGGTTTTTCAGCATCGGTCGCTTGGGAGAACGGGACGGCTTCCTCGAATCGGCCATCGTCGATGCCGCGTCGCCTACTGTCATGACCGTCCGCGAAATGCTAAGGCCCCGAGAGTTTCCCGAAGATCGCGAGCTGCTCGACAAGGGCTACTTTTGGGCGCGTCCATGGATGGGCAAAAGTGGTGAGGTTGGGGGCCGCGGGGTCAAGTCTATCGACGAGCCTTGCCCTACGATCATCCGGACGACACATGAGAAGCCTGGACCTGCCTATGTTGCTCACCCGGACGACGCGATCCCGGCCGCCGAGGCACATATCCTGACGCACTCCCAGCTCGCCCGTATTCAAGGATTTCCGAGCGGCTTCGATTTTCGCAGGAAACGGTTCAAGTATGACAAGGAAGGCTGGAGCGAGCGATCGGTCCAGCAGATGATAGCGAATGCCGTACCCAGTCCGACCGCCGAGATCCTCGGCCGCTGCATAATCGAGCGCGAATACAATGATGAGGGTAAATCGATTCCCCGAATCCGCAAAGGATTCGACGAGTTTCTCACTCCAGATCCAAAAACTGGCAGGGCGGGCGTATCAGCGAACAAGGGCACACGCTCGAACATCATGTCGCGGCTCAACCGGGCACGGCGGATTCTCAAAGGACGCACGTTTCAGTCCGAAGCTGAAGAACTTTTCGCGCTCGACAGCAGCTTCGAGTTTTCCGAGGCGAACCCGGACAGGCTAGATGTGAAGAGCCGCAGCGACCTGCGCGCGGCCCTACGGCTCTATCGGGAATTCGAGGATAGTCTTCCGCTCGCAGAGTACGCTCAGCTCGCCCGTGACGCTGAACTCTGGGCACGCTTCCATCCATCATCCCGACCGAAGCCTAAGAAGCCCCGCAAGAAGAAGCCGCAACCGAATGCTGCTGCCGTCAGCGGCCATCTCAATCTCAACGCCGCTGGATATGTTGAGGGATATCTGGAAAAACCACTGACGGACGCGGAGTTCATCGATTACTTCGGCGAACAGAGCGACTGACTTGCATCAGGCGCCGCCGGCACAAACACTGAATCCATTAAAGGAGATCAGTGCATGTCGCCAGCCATCCAAATCGAACGCTTCCCCACCACCTGGGAAAATCGCTTCCGTCCGCGTCCTTCTCGCCCGAAGCTCGATGTCGTCCGTCTAGGCTCCGAATATGATACCGCTCATATCTGCCGAGTCTGGCAGCGCATCATGCGCTTCCGCCTGGACTGCCTGCCCGAGGATCTCGATGTCATGTGGTCGCTATCCGACGTCCTGCTCGGCCACTGCAGCCGCCCAGGCGTGTCCGTCTTCGAGGGTGTGGTGAGCATCGACAGCAAGCTCGTGAAGGAGTTCCTCGACCAAATCGACTTCATTTGGGAACATCTGTGCGATGAGCACCACGATCGGTTCTATGTGAACCACGGCACAAAGAATAAGCCGAAATGGAAAAGGCGCCTGGATGCGCCTGAGCCTATTGTCTCGCTGGAGGATTCATATCGCGCTCACGATATCATGGAAGCGCTGCATCCTTCGTGGGTGGATAACGTCGTGAAGTTTGTGGAGGCAGCGTGATGGCAGCCCGCAAGCCAAAACTGGAAACGGTTGTTCCCGTGATCGCCGCATCGGAACAGGCGCCAATGACCTACATCACGAACCCGGTCACTACAGCCGGGCAGACACCCCGCACGCGCGACGATATCGCACTACGTGACGCGATCCGCGCCCGTCTGGCGGTCATTGAGAAGGTCATCTTTGAGTTCGTCGCCGAGAAGGAGGCGGATGGTTTTTGCCGCGCCGATATCGACCAGCTCTATGCCGTCGAGCTTCCACTCTTGCTTGGATACAGGAATGACGGCGGTCGGTTCCGAGTTTCATATGACGCCTCTATTGTAGAGCGCGCGAGCTGATCGATTCCGACAAAGAAGATCGAGTAGCCGCCCGGTGAGGTGGCTTTTCCTATCGCACTAGCGAGCGGCCTGCTTCAATGACCGAAGGACGGCTACATCGATCGACTGCTGGTACTTCTCCGCCATCGCATTCATGTCCTCCTGAACTTTCGGATATAACGCGTTGTAGCGGTCGTGTTCGCCCTTGTGCGATAAGATCAGGTCGGTCAAACGTTCGGGATCGATGCCTTCGGCGGATTTCACGGGAAGCATCCGGAGAGGATGAGCACCGACACCTGGCTGGAAATGCGATAGCAGCAATCCTAGATGCAGGAGTGGCTCCCTCACTTTTTCGTTAGTTTCTATCGTCAAGAGCACACGAAACGCATTCACGAGTGCATTCCGTGGGGCGGCAAGCTCGCGTTCATCCCGGATCTCACCGAAGATCCCGTCATCACCAAGATAATCGATAAACCAATCGACGCATTTTCGTGCGTCCGCATACATTTCCTGATCATGTTGGCTCAGGCCAGTCAGATCGGATTTCGCGGAAATTGTCGGTTCAGGCTTCTTCTTCGTAAACGGCCACATGGCATCTTCCTTTACCGAACAGGGCGATCTTTGCTGATGCCGTATCGGTTCCCAAGCACACCGCCGGCGATCGCAAGGATGAGCGCTGCTGGAACGCCAGCCGCTCCGCCCATTGCCGCGATTCCGACGCCGCCAATAAGGAAGCCGAGGAAAGCTCCCCCGGCAGCGCCAATGAGTGACCAACGTGTCTCTGCAGGTCTGGCCTTGGCCGCAGCTGTAACCTTCTGTGTGCCCGCCGTAAATCTTTGCTTCATGTTCCCTCCCGCGCTACTTGAATCCCTCGACAATATCTCTTTGCAGCGAGTTCGCCAGCCGTCCAGACGCATGACAGATACATTAGACGCAAAAGCACGATCCGAACGCATGTCAAGGATTCGAGGAAAGGACTCGAAGCCGGAGCTTGTCGTCCGCCGTCTCGCGCACGGTATGGGATTTCGGTATCGGCTCCATCGAAAAGATGTGCCGGGCTCACCAGATCTGGTGTTTGGTAGTCGAAAAAAAGTAATTTTTGTTCATGGTTGTTTCTGGCACCGCCACGGTGATTCGTCATGCAAACTCGCGCGCCTCCCGAAGTCCCGGCTTGACTTCTGGTTGCCGAAGCTCGAACGAAACGCCGCTCGCGATGCCGAGAACAGTGCCCACTTAGAGGCGCTGGGGTGGGATGAAATGATCGTCTGGGAATGTCAGGTCACGAAAGCGAACTTGCCAATCCTACGCGAGAACATACGAAAGTTTCTGTGCGATGAAGTCGATTGAGCTTTTCGCGGGTGCCGGTGGCCTAGGACTCGGACTGCACTCGGCAGGATTCAAACCCGCCAGTGTCGTCGAGTGGGATGACTATTGCGTCGATACTATCCGCGAGAACCAGAAGCTCGGCATGCAGGCTGTGAAGGGCTGGAAGGTCAAGCACGGGGATGTGCGAGCCGTCGACTTCAGCGTGTTCGAGGGAAAAATCGGCCTCGTTTCCGGAGGGCCTCCATGTCAACCATTTTCCATGGGCGGTAAGCATGCCGCTTATGACGACCACCGAGATATGTTCCCGCAGGCTATCCGCGCCGTCCGGCAGGCTCGTCCAAAAGCTTTTATCTTCGAGAACGTCAAAGGACTGACCCGCGCGTCCTTCAGAAACTATTTCGAGTACATCCGACTCCAGCTCGAGCACCCCGAGGTCGTAAAGGGCGCAGACGAATCCTGGCAGGATCACCTTTCTCGACTCGAACAGCACCATACAAGCGGCAGCCGCGAAGGGCTCAACTACCGCGTTGTGACGCAACTCCTGAATGCTGCGAATTACGGCATCCCACAGAAGCGTGAGCGCGTATTCTTCGTGGGTATTCGAGAGGATCTCGGCAAGGCATTTCACTTCCCCCATGAAACGCACTCACGCGAAGCCCTTCTTTGGAATCAGGTCCACGGGACATATTGGGATCGACATAAAGTCGCCAAGAAGAACCGCCCCGCGATTCAGTTAGGCACAAGATACTCGAGCAAGGATTGGTTGCCAGAGGAACTGGCATGGCGGACCGTTGCCGACGCGTTGATCGGCCTTCCCGATCCTACGAAGAAGATGCCGTCTGACATCATTGTTCACAACCATCGCTTTCAAGCAGGCGCTCGCTCATATCCCGGGCATACTGGCAGTCCGCTGCACGAGCCTGCGAAGACCCTAAAAGCTGGCGTCCATGGCGTGCCCGGAGGCGAGAACATGCTCCGTCGTCCTGACGGCAGCGTTCGCTATTTCACCGTTCGCGAGAGCGCGCGCCTGCAGACGTTCCCCGATGACTACGTTTTCCACGGAAGCTGGACTGAAACCATGCGCCAGCTCGGAAACGCGGTTCCCGTCGAACTGGCCGCCGTTGTCGGACGCAGCGTTGCATCTCAGATCGGAGTCTGAGATTGGCAGAGGGCTACGTCGAGTTCGAATTCGATCTGCCTTCGGCTCTGCTCCAGAGCCTAGTGAGCGAGTTCGCGAAAATGGAATCGGCGTCGCTCATCCACGAACACACACAGCAGGTGCCTGACGAGCAAGGCGTTTATCAGCTCCTGGTGGGCGGTCAGGTGGTCTACGTTGGAAAGACCGACGCGGACTCGGGCCTCAGAGGACGCCTGCGGAAGCATGCGTGGACCATTCAGCACCGCCAGAACCTGAAGCCGTCAGACGTACAGTTTAAGGCGGCCAGGGTGTTCGTATTCACCGCGATGGACTTGGAAAAATTGCTGATCCGGCACTACGCCGAAACCGCAGGCGAAGTCTGGTGGAATTTCTCCGGGTTTGGCTCCAACGATCCCGGGAGGAATCGTGATACGACCGAGCTCAAGGCGGCCGGGTTTGATGCGGTGTATCCAATCGATCTCGACCATCCTGTCGAAATAAAGACGGACGGCGGGGTTCCAGTAGCGAGAGTTCTTGACGCTCTTCGCGCCGAGCTGCCGTTCACCCTACGAGCGGAGGGGGAAGCAGGCAAAGTTCGAAAGCCGCATCCGGATCTTGTGAACTCGATTGTCCCAACCTTCGAGACGAAGCCGTCGACCACTCGGCAGGTCTTCGATGCAGTGTTGGCCGTGCTGCCCTCCGGATGGCAAGCGACGGCCCTTCCCGGCCGCATCATCATGTATCGTGAGAACCGCGAGTACAGCGCTGGCGTCGTTATCGGCCGATCCTAACTTCATCAGGAATGTTCAGCGAACCTATCTCTCTCCATTTCCGCGACGTCGCGAGCACCTCCCAGATCACCCTCGTCCTTCGGCCGTTCGATCTCCATCCCATCCGCCATGGCGTCAAGTATTGGCTTGATTTCGTCTATCGCCTGAATTGCGGGTTCCAGAACCGATAGGGTGCTGTAACTGAAGCCACGATCCTCTTTTTCCACGAGTTGCGGCAGCCAATCGCGGACCGTCTGCACCCTTGAGTGAAATGCTGTGATCCCAAGGACAAGCTTTGGATCGAGCAGGCCGAGCTTGTTTGCCAGCGCCTTGTAGAGCATCGGATCCTGGAGGCGAATATATTCCATGAAGTGCGCTTCAAACTCTCCTCCCCGCATTTCAATTTTCGCCACAAGCCTTGCAGTACGTGCCACTTCCGCCCGCACTAGAATGATCTCGCTGAAGAGAGCGGCGGTCACAGCAGCGGCTTCATCAGCTCGCAGCAAAGCATCTCTCCTTCGGTTGAGCCGAAAATTAAATAGCGCCCCGAATACGAGCGCGACAAACCCCAAAATAGACCCAGTAAGCGTGCCGACGAAGCTTGCTTGCCCGCCAGTGAGTTGCGACAGCCAGTCCCACATGACCGAATCCCCCTTTTATCTCAATGAAGCAGAACGGCTTTTGAGTGTCGAGGCAGCAGGAACTGTCTCTTGAATCCTGCCGGCGTTTGCGCCGTGCCCTGCCAGCCCACACCATTCTTGTCAGGCACCAAATGACCAGGAGGATGTGATGCCAGTACTGAAATTTACGAACGATGAGATCGGCACGCTTTTGCATGCCTTGCGTACCGAAGCCGGGGAATGGCTCCGCTATAAGACCTTCCAGGGATCCGCGCAGAACATCAACTCCGTATCCAGAATCCTGAAGAATACCCAGGCGCTCGAGGCGAGAGTTCAGAAGTCTTTAACGCGATGACCGATGAAGACTTCGAGGCTGGCGAGATCACACGAGAAGAAGGCGCCGACGCTCTGGGTTTCGATCTCGCCGAGGTTGATGCCGAGAATACCCGCGACCAGGAGCGCCTGAAGGTGACTGGCTGGACGACGCTACCCGAAGGATTCGAGGTCACCGCTGGCGAAGCTAATGAAACGTGGCCATACGATACCAGGGAGGACGATGACCCGGTCACTGCAGGTATCGACGTTCAGTCCAATGCTGGGGACGTTCGAGTGGAAATCACTGTCAACGGACAAACGGCCAGTTTCACGGGCGAACGCGACACAATCATCAGAATGGTCGAGACCATCTCAAATCTCTAGTCTACCTGCCCATAAGCCGCCGCCCAGCACATCACTGGCGGCGGATTAGCTTTGCGCGCCCACTCAGCCTTTTCTGGTCTCCGGGTCAGCGCCAGGAGACATATTGAAGCTTGTGCGATGAATAAAATTACGTGCATTGGCTCCATGGAACCCTAACAATTGCGAGATATGTCGTTCTCTCAAAAAGGAGAGTAACGATGCCGAATAACCACCGCTTTTGGGCCGTCGCACACGAAGCTGGTCATGCTACCGTGGCCATCGCGCAGGGACTGATCCCTGCTTATGCACTCGTTGGGTCGGACGACGCGCCTGAGGGCGGGAAGGTCGATCTTCCGATGACCCGCTCTACCAACTTCGAACAAGAATTTCGCTTTGCCACCTCGGGAGCCGCGGGCGAAATTTACGTCTATAGGACCGAGAAAGATTCTCTGCCAATGGACCAAATGGTTGATGCGATCCTTAACAGAGCAAGGGTGGACATCGCCATATTTGAAATGAATATCGACCGTAAATCCATGGGTCTTGACACAGACGAAAAGCTCAAGGACGCTTTCTTGCTTCACGCACGACAGAACTCCCTTCGAGACATTCAAGCTAACCCTGCAATCTACAAGGTGATCCGAGATCACCTAGAACGGCACCGTTTCATGGGTAAAGCAAGCTTGGAACTGGCGGCGAAAGGTCTCCCGGCTACCGCTGAGACGCTTCGGAAGGACGCTGAACAGAGAATTACTATTCCGTCGTAAACGGGCATATTGCCCAAGAGGCGGACCACCGGGGAGGAGCAGTCTTCCATGCCTGTCCCCGGGGCCTTGCGGCCGTTCGTCGATCGACGAACCGACCCGTATTGCCGGAATGTAGCCGGCGGCCGCGCGCTACGCAATCGTCTCAAGACTTGTCAAACGAGTCGTCGTCGTCGAGTTTCTCGAAAAACTTCTCTGCCTGCTTGTCCCTGATCGCGTTGTCCAGCGTGTCCGCCATCGCAGCGAATATGTCGCCGAGTTTCTGCAGGTAATCATCCGTCAGGTCGTCGTGTATGTTGCCTTCCTTGTCGACCCCATTCCGGTGAACGCAGTCGTGCCGCTTGTCGACGGATTTCATCACTAGAGCGCGGTCATCCTTGTCGCGGGGCAGTATGGGCTTCCCGAAACAGGATTCGCAGATACTGTTGACGGCGCGGAGGTTGTGGAAGGACATCCCCTGAAGCGTGGTCTTGACCATCTCCCTGACAATGTCGGGGTTATCGAGGATAGTTTCGAGGCTGATCTGCTTGTCCTTGAGACCATCGAGCTTGAGCATCTTCCGCTGTACCGTCACATCCTGCATAGCCGCTCCGATAATGGCGTCCGACAAATAGGCTTCGAGGATCGAATAGGCGGTGACGAATAGCATTCGATTGCGGCTGCTCGCTCCGAACGGCGTGCCCAGCTCACGAACGTTACTCCTCCAGTCGAAGAGCGCCCGCCGCAATATGCCATAAGCATCAGGCTCTGGCTCTGGCTCCTCATAGTCGTCGTAGGTGTCGTCGACTTTCACCGTGACTTCGACGTCTGGGGCTTTCTCAAGCTCCGCGGACCACCCGGTTTCATCGTGGCGGATGATGACGGTCCAGGCGTCCTCGTCTTCATCGAACTCGCAGAAGACCTCTTCGTAGTGTTCGCCCTGATCTCCCGGAACCTTGAGCCACGTGGCGCTGATGTTCTTGCAATGCGGGCATGTGAAGCTGAGCTCGACGTCGCGCTGCGACCACAGCTCGTGCATGTATTCCTTCACCGAACTCATGCGCCCTCTTCCTGCAGGGTCAAGCGGCCTGCATTCTTCGTGAAGTTACACTGATAGCACTCAGCCTGCAGATTGCCGATGGCGTTGGTTCCGCCATCGAGGACATGGATTTTGTGGCCCTTCGTCCATGTATTCTTGTAGCGTGGATCCGGCCGCTTCGGGATCTCGCCCCAAGGACGATTGCATTCTGCGCAGGTTGGGCTGGCAGCTAGAAGCGCCCTCCATTCGGCAGCGGTGTGCTTCCCGCCGTTCGCCTTCATCCTCTCCTGCCTGACCCGACCTCGGGCGTTCCTGCAGTCCATGCAGCGATCCCACGAGTTGAAGCGAGTGCCGCCGCACTTGGTGCACCGTTTCAAGGGTATCGAAGGCACGTCAGACATCTACGAGCACCTCTTGGCGAATCTCGTCCGCAGCGCGGTAGTCCGTGTCGCGGCCCGGCCGACGGATCCAGACGTCAAGCCATGCATTACGGCTGGTGCCGCCAGCGACATGGCGAACCCACTGCGAGACGCTATCGAACTTGCGGTCCTCGCCCTGAATCCTATCGCCACGAACCTCAGCGTAGTGGCTCTTGCCTTTGTAGCTCATGCGAAGCGCGGTGCCATTGATCAGGAATACGGGCTTCCAGAGATGGCCGCTCAGAATGTCCTTGTCGTTCTTCCCGGAGTTGCGCACGCGCTCCTCCTCGGCGAACGCCTCCAGACCTGCCTCCGTCCAGAAGCCGTCCTCGGTCATGTTGCGCTCCACGAAATGCTCCACCTGGTCGGCTGCGAGCTGGACGGGGTCGAGCTTCCCGCCGGATCGGATGATGATCATGTCGTAGAGCGACTTCGGAAATGGGATCGAAATGTAATCTGTGTCCACGCGCTGTTCTCCTTCTGCGCTTCCTAATGTCAACTATTTGGCACTGCGCATCGTAGGAGTCAATAGGGCGATATCGTAGATTTTTCCTATGGTGAATTCCTGCCGGCGTTTGCGTCGTGCTGATCGCGCGGACAGCATGAACTTGCATTCCAGTGGAGATTCCCATGGCGGTCATCAGTAGATACATTCCCGACGGGAGCACGTCGGCCGTTCGGTGGGACGGCGATTTCGATGCGTACGTGGGCAATCAGCATATTGCTCACATCGTCGACCTGCAGCGCATCTATCATCAGTATTCAATGCACCATCCAACGCACGACAGACCTCGGTTCGAGATTCATATGACGTCCGGGAGGCTGCGCAACCGCGGCGCCAAGTCGTCCCTTTGGCTCGCCCAGTATGTTGTCGAAGAAATCTGGCGCTCTCGCCATTCCGAACATCCTGCCCGGTGGCAACGGCGCCTGAACGATCAAAACCTGCCGGCGTTTGCGTCAGGCTGAGCGGGCGCCCACCATAATCCCATCGAATGCGAAGGAGGCGGCGATGGGTGACGATGTTCTGGATATGCAGAAGGTGTTCTACGACGAGCGGATTCCGCTGGAGCGCAAGGAACGCTGGCAGGAACTGGCCTTGTCAATGCCCTACATTCCGGTACGTGGCGACTGGAAAGTCCGCATTCTGCCGCCGACCATGGGCGCGATTGCTCGTTTCCATGTCATGCGCGGCGAGGCACACGTCAGCATCTACTACGACGAATATTGCCGTCTCGGTGGCTGGAATGAGGGCTACTGGGAGATCTGGCCGGACGCCGACGAAGACAATGCACGTTTTGGCAAAGACGATGCGGATGAGCTGGCTGACGCCATCGAGAAGTCTCTCGAAACGCAAGAAGCCAAGCCTGTCGTTGATGCTCTCATTGAGAGGATCAAGGCAATGACTCCAGATCAGCGATGCAAGGTCGAGAGGTTCTGCACCACGGTGGTCTCACCTCCAATCGCTGGTGATATCTTCAACGATATCTTCAGGACGGCCTTCACGAAGCCTGCTGCAGGTGTGGCATGAACGCGATCCGCTGGGAGCAGGACGTAATCGACGGCGCTCTCGTCGATGTCTGGGGCGGGTGGATGGGACGCCTGAACGTTTGCGAGGCGCGGCTGCTGGATAACGGCTGGTGGCGCCTTCGTTTCTATCGCTCGTATCCGGGGTCTGGTGGCAGAGATAACTGGTTCGCGGATTTCGAAAGTCTGGAGTCGGCTCAGTGGATTGCGGAGGAAGGGGTGCATGCGTGGCTAGATCTGCGCGGCCTGCAGACGAAGGGAGAAGCGGCATGACCAACGAATTCATCAAGCGGCTTCCAGATACCATCATACATTGCTCCGACGGCGGGTTCGTCGAGATGTGCCGCACCCCGCAAACAAGCATCTATTATATTGAGACGGGAGATCCCAGCTCTCCAGGGATGTCATGGGAAGAATGGGTCGCATTCGCACGGCAGATCATTGCGGCCGATGAAGCGGCGCGTGCGGGAGGTGCGGCATGAACCCGACACCATACACAGCCGACTTCCTACTCGACATCGCCAAGAGCACGCCATTCCCTCTAGCCGTTCCCTACGAGGATTGGCATTCGACGCTGACGTTCGACGCTCGTAACGGCTGGCAGATAGCTGTCTTCTACGACGGTGAAGAGTTTGATTACATCGAGCACTTCGTTGCGCCTGATGGTAGCCTAGTTAATGCATGGGATTGGCCGGACACCGAACAGGACGAGAACGCGCCGTTTGTCTGTGGTGACAAGGAGCGGATCATTTTCTGGAGACCATAGGACCGCCGGGGGCCCCTGAGGCTGCCGGTTCCGTGCGGGTAATTCGCGACCCCAGGTGATCTCTCTTCCAGAATTTTTTGAAATTGATTCAGCATCAGCACCCCCACCCCCTTCGACATTGAATCTTGCAGCCGCCGACGACCCAATAGTCCTGAAAACATTGGGAGTTCGCGGAAGCATGGCGCGCAGGAAATCCGTCAGGGGGGTGACCGCTGACGACGAAAATCTGGACGAAACGTGGGCACCCCCGTCGATCGACGATGATGACCCCTCATCTTCCCACCGGGAAGCGGACAAGCACGGCCATATGTCCCTGAAGCAGTGCGCAGCCCTGCTCGGACGGAACAGGACCACGGTTGAAAAATGGATCGATCTCGGCTGTCCCTACGTCACTAAAGCGAACCGCGACCTCGGTCTGGCATGGGTGTTGGATATCGCCGACGTCGTCCGATGGCTTGAGCGCCACGCAGCTGAGACCACGGCGGAGCGCTTCGGCAAAACCGTCGACGGTGACGTGTCCGAGGGTGATGCCAAGCGTAGGCGCCTCGTTGCGCTGATGCACCTCGACGAAGCGGAGGCCGCTGCGGTGCTCCGATCACAGGTGCGGATGCAGCTCGTCATCGACGAGATCGAGAAGCTCCTGACGGAGGTTCGCGGTGGGGTCGCCAGTATCCCGGACATCGTCGCAGGTAAGGTCGACCCCAAGCATGCGGTGAAGGTTCGAAAGGACGTCGACGACACGCTGCGCGCTCTTCTCGACTCGCTCAGTGTGACCGCCGTGATGGCGAAGATCACAGCCGGAGACTGACATGCTTCCGGGTGACGAGATCGATTACGAGAAAGCTGTGCTGGGTGGAGAGGAAGACTTCCTCGCCGCGCTCGCTGCCATCCGTCAGAAGATCCTTCAGCTTCCGAAATTCAAGGATCCGGTCGAATGGATCTACGAAAACATCAGGCTTCTCACCAACGAGACCTCGCGCGCAGGATATATGCGCCTCAACGGGTACCAGCGGCCGGTAGCCGCCGACGCCATGTCGGGTGATGTCGATCAGATCACGATCTTGAAGGGCGTTCAGGTCGGCTATTCCACTTTCATGAAGTCGATGATCATTTACGCGCTCGCCTATTTGGCGATCAATGTCATCGTCGCGCAGCCGACCGCGAAGGATGCCCAAGGCTATTACAACGACGAGCTGGAGCCAGTCTTCCGAAGCTCCACTGCTATGACCGAGATCGTGCGCCCTCCCGTGCGTGGTCAGCCGTTGGACACCTGGAGGGAGCACCGCTTCAAGAACGCCGCGCGTCTCTACATGCGCGGCGCCGCGTCAGACGACTCGTTCCGCCGTATCCGTGCCAAGTGGCTGTTCGGCGATGAAGTGGACGCCGACGGTTGGCAGGCACTCCTGTCAGACTCACAAGGTGACAAGCTCGAGCTATTCCGCGCCCGCGGCACGACGTTCTTTGATTCCATTCTGTGGATCGGCTCCACGCCGCTCGTCCGCGATACCAGCCTCGTCTGGCGGGAATGGTGCCTGTCTGATCAACGCCGCTTCTTTGTCCGCTGCCCGCACTGCCATACGCAGCAGACCCTGAAATGGGGCGACCGCAAGACCCCGTACGGATTCAAGTACATTCTCAACGAACGGAACATCGTCACCGACTGCTATTATATGTGCGAGGGGCCGGATCATTGTCGTATCGATGAAGACCACAAGGAGGAAATGGTCGAGAACGGAGAGTTCATTCCTCAGAACCTGTCGCCCAACCGCGAAGGCCATCGGGGATATCACTGGCCGCAGTGGCTCTCCATGGCTCCCAAAGCACGCTGGCGCTCCCTTGCTCAGCAGGATGTGAACGCTCGGGGGAACCCTGACGCACGGAAGGTCTTTGTCAACAACGTCCTCGCCGAGCCATGGGACGACCTCGGAAATTCGGACCTCAACTCTGCGACCACGAGTTCGCAGCAGGTTCCTTATCCTGCCGAAGTCCCCGACGACATCGTCGTACTAACCTCATCGTGGGACATGCAGACGAACAAGGAGGGAAGTCACCTCGAGCAGATTGCATCCCGCGAGTACCACATCATCGGCTGGAACCGGAAGGAGATGCCGTCGGCCATCGGCTACGGCAAGGTGCTTGGTGAGCCATCGGATCCTGATGCCCGGCGCCAGTTCGACGAGATCATTAGCCGTCCATACACGAAACGCGACGGCACCAAGATGTATATCCAGGCCACGGCTTGTGACATGGGTGGCCACTTCGGCGACCAGGTGAAGGCGGAGTGCGCCCGATATCCGAAGAGCCGAAACGTCTGGGCCATCAAAGGCAAGGCCTATGCCGCCAAGGGCAAGCGCGGTCCCGCCGTCTGGCCGAAGAAGGTCTCGAAGGCGAAGAAGGGCGCTGCCGTCGAGTGGTACATGATCGACACCCAGCTCGCGAAGGACGCGGTCGCGCGTAAGCTCATGGTCAAAGGCCCCGGCGGTCCGCGCTTCCCGATGTCGCTCCCCGAGGGCTACTTCGACCGCCTCATGTGCGAGCGGCCGTTCCCGCAGAAGAAGGGCGGATACCACTGGGATCACCCGAAAGGCGGACGCTCTCACGAGGAGTGGGACACCTTCATCTACTGCTATGCGGCATTGCAGGGGCTCAAGGCCAGCTACCTCCGTTGGCGCGACTTGAATCTTGCAGCGGAGAAGATGGGAATGAAGGAAGTACCGCATGATCCCGTGACGGGAGAGATCTTCGAGCAGACTTATGTCGGCCCCGATCTCTCACTGATGGCCTCGGCGGTCACCGAGCCTGAAGTCGTCCCAGCAGCCACCCCATCATCCGGGATAGCTCAGCGCGCGATCGAACGCAGGCTTGAAGCGCAGCGACAGGAGCCAACGGCGGCTCCGAAAGTCGTGGGCGTGAAACCGATGGTGAGGAAAAGGCGGTCAGGCGGAGTGATTTCGTTCTAGCCGTCGTGGTGAGGACGAATGGATACAACATATTTTCAGGACTGGTCGTCGACCGAGCTACGCGCCGAGCGCAGGGCCATCGAGTGCCAGCTCCTTATCGGCGCGCAACAGGTCTCCTACGCAGGAGGCGGCAGCGCGAACCTCCTCAATCTCACCGACGCGAAAGCCCTGATCCGTCTCATTTCCAATCGAATTGCCGAGATCGAAGGCCGCCCGGTCAAGCGACCCGGCCTGCGCTTCATCACTCTGATTTCGGGAGAGTGACATGAGCGATACAGAGATCCGCGGCTCCGTCCCTTCCACTCCTACCAAGTTTCGCACTCTTCGCCCGGGTGGTATTCGCTCGGCCGCCGCCGACCTTTTTTCCTCGGCAGCCGGTATCGTGAAGACGTTCTACAAATCCGCCAGTCGTCTTCATAAGGCTGCCTCCAAAGATCCCGGCCCGAACGGTGCCAACGGTGAGATCGAGATCACGCGTCAGGTCTCTCGCTTCCAGCGAGCAAACAATGGCTACTACCGCAATGGTATGCGGCAGGTGGCGAACAATGTCGTCAGCTACGGCATCACCCCTGTCATCCCCTATTCCGATCTGAAGGCACTCTTCAGGGTGTGGTCGCCGGAAGCCGACGCTCGCGGTCGCTACGATTTTTACGGATTGCAGTGGCACGCCGTCGAGACGGTTGCCACGGATGGCGAAGTCCTTTTCCGACTCCGTGATCGCCTTGAGGGTGACATGATGTCGGGTGTCCCGCTTCAGATCCAGATGCTTCAAGCAGACCATCTGCCGCTTGGCTGGACACAGCAGGCACCGTCGGGAAATTGGATCATTGACGGCGTCGAACGCAACGCCATTGATCGCGTCGTGAACTACTGGCTGTACCAGTGGCACCCGAAGGACTGGCGCGGGAAAACCGGGGACATGATACCGAAGCCAGTTCCGGCAGAAGATGTCCTCCACATGTTCATTCCGGACACACCGAGTTCCGAGCGTGGATCACCGTGGGCGGCGCCTGTGCTTGACATCATGGATATCCTGCAGGAATACCGCCACAATGAAGTCGGTCGTAAGCGTCACCAGAGCAAGTTCACGGTGTTTTATAAGAAACCGCTGGCCGCGGATGATGAATCAGCCTTCGGAGATGATGAACCGCCGAAGTTCCAGTCAGTCCCTGCAGGCGGCGCCGTTGAAGTGCCCGAGGGGTACGACGTCTCCTTCCCGGATCAACCGGGCACCGACAACAACTTCGAAGCCTTCAACCGCGTGAACCTGTCGGAAGTCGCTGTTTGTATCGGGCTGTGTGTCGAGCAGCTCACCCTCGACTTCAAGGATGTGAACGATAGGGTCTACAGAGCGATGATGCTTGAGGTTGGTCGTTTCATCCTCTCAATCCAGCACCATATGGTGATCCAGCAGTTCTGCGCTCCCGTTTGGCGCCGCTGGGTTTCAGCCGCGATCCTCGCTGGCAAGTGGACGCCTCCGGCCGATGCGAAGCCTGAAGACTACATGCGCGTGGAATGGATGCCGCCTGCCCGTGGGCATATCCACCCAATCCAAGAAGTCACCGCTTTCATGCTTGCTGTCCAGAACGGTTTCACGTCTCGGCAGCAGGTCGCTTCAGAATTCGGCTACGACATCGAGGAGATCGACCTGCAGAACGCTAAGGACTCCGCGAGGGCCGGAGAACTTCGTCTTCCATACCCAGTGTATGAAGGTGCCGGTGCAATGCCGCAAACGCAAGCTGCCGGTGCCGTGCAGGCTCTGGCGCAGAAAGCCGTAATGGATGCGCTGTTCAAGATGGCCGAAGAAGAGGCGAATTGAGTAACGGACAATTCCGTTGACATTGTGAGTGAATCCACTGAAAAATAATCATATTTTCCTGACTTTCTCTCTTGCCACGAGGTTTAAGACCCGGTTTTGTGCGGTCCTTCGAAAACGAGCCAACAGGAGGTCAAATGTTTTTCGTAGACTTCGCGGTCAGCGGCGACGATCGCTACCTGATCGTCATCGACACTATGGCGCCGGAACGGAACCGGATCGAAAAGGTCAGCGACCAGCGGTTCATGGAGTTCATCCAGAAGGTTCTGGACATCAATATCCCGCTCTCTGAGATCGAACAGGAGATGGCAGTATGACCGAGCGCAAGCCCATGCCTTTGGCCTTTCTCGACGAGCCGTTTCCGAACTTCGAAAGCGTCGCTCAGCACCTGGAGAGTCTGACGAAGCGCATCGTCAATTACCTAGCGATGGAGCCGTATGTGGTGGTCGAGCATCCTTACGAACAGCTCGACGTCGCACTGTGGCTCCAGTCGGTACCGAACGGTTACATTGCTCACATGCTCATTGCTGACCCCGAGCATATCGCAAGCCAGTGCCCTGATGACGCCCTCTTCTTCGACATCGGAGACGCCATCAAGAAGGAGCAGGTGCGCATTCGTGACGTGCACGAATACCTTCGGTCGGACGCATGGGTACAGTTAATTCATACTGATCGCCACCTGCGTTGGCTCACCGACTTCCCAGTCGCCTAGTCGACAACGACACTTGAAGCCCCCGAGATCCGGGGGCTTTCATTTTTATTCGCCATCGCGCTCGAATCTTGCAGGAACCTAGGCAACGCTCGTCTCACATTGGAAATGAGACGACGGAATGCCGACACCTATCCGCAAATCCACGACACCTGACCACCGCTCCGAGCGCCCCTTCAGCATGCGCGCGTTTGCCGGACAGCCCACCTCCGTTGATGTTGCGACCAGATCTTTCGACGCCGTTGTCACCACCGAAACGCCTGTTACTCAATGGATCGAGGATCCACGGGTGGTTCCGCTTCCAGGCAAGTGCCCTCCGATCATCGCAGTTGGCGAAATCCTCCTCACCGACGGAATCGATCTCTCCCGCGCCCGAGGCATGCCATTCGTCGACTGTCACCAGACCTACGGCGGGATCAACGCCATCCTGGGAAAGGTCACTGATATTCGGGCTGAGGGACAGTCCATCGTCAGCAGGATCACCTTAGCCACCCGCCACTCGGATCTCATCGGCGACATCGCCGAAGGGTTCTATTCCCAGATCAGTGCTGGCTACTACTACGACCTTGCCGATGCGGAGTTTGTGGAGCAGCCGGACGGCGCCATGCCGATCCTCCTCGTCAAAAAATGGGTTCTCACTGAAGTGAGCAACGTAGCCGTTGCCGCCGATCCCAACGCCTTCATCCGTAGCTTTCAAAACTCCGCTGTGCCGGGAGCCATCCGGCTGCGCACCGCTGCCCCCCAAGATCAGGAGACCACCATGGATATCGAAGAAGTCGTCGCAGCCGCAGAAGCTGCTGTCACCGCAGCCGAGGAAGCCATTTCGGCCGCAGAGGATGCAGTTCCTGAGGAACTTGTCGAACGCATCAAGGCATTGCGTGCAGTTCGCGCCGACGAGACCACGGATGCCGAAAAGATCGACGACAGTGGGTCCGCAGATGATGCCGCCGCGGCCGACGCCGAGAAGAAGGATGCAGAGGCTGTTCGCTCCATCGCCAAGACCTACGGCCTGACCAAGCTCATCGATGACATGCGGTCTCTTGGGGCTAAGCCTGCCGAGCTGAAGGAAGCCCTGAAGCGCTCGATCGCTCAGCGTGGCACGGCCTCGGAAAAGGAGGTCGCCGTCGAGCCGTCCAAGCGGTCTGCACCTGTCGTGGAGAAGACCGACTTCCAGCGCGCTCGTAGCGCCTACGACAAGCTGAACGGCAAGAAGTAACCCCCAGTTTTCAGGAGAACACCATGACCAGAGTTAATCAGAACAAGCCGGATCAGCTTCACGTCCGCTCGAAGGCCAACGGCGACCGCACCATCGACGTAATCACGCTGAAGCAGTCCGCAACCGTCTACAAGGCCGGAACGGTCGTCGTCGCCGAATACACAGGAGCATCCGGCAGCCAGGTTGCGACTGGCCTGTACATTGACCCCGCCTCCGCTGTCGATGTCACGACATACGACAGGATCAAGGTCGCCGTCCTCAATGACCGCGTCGATGCCACTGCGGGCAGCCATGCCGCTGTCGCCATCACCCGCGCTGCCGAGGTCTACGGCCAGTGGATCAGCCTCAAGGATCTCGCAACTGTCGAAAAAGCCGTCGTCGCAGCCGCGCTCGACGCCGCCGGCATCGTCGTCCGCTAACCCATCGCGCTTTGTCAAAGAAAAAAACGCGAACCAATTGGAGAAAAAGAATGTCTTTCAATTTCGTCGACGTCTTCAAGGACGACATCTTCACAGTCCGCAGCATGATGGACTACATCGACTCGAAGCCGTACGTGCCGGAAGAGATCTCGAAGTGGCTGCCTTGGAATTCCGCAGGCGAGCTTAATCACCTTACGGCTATCGAGTTTCGTGATGGTGTCATCGACATCGTTCCCGATGCCGAACGCGGTTCCGCTGGCTTCACTGGCCGCGTGGCTGACCGTTCAGCGATCCCGGTCTACATCCCGCACTATCCGCAGCAGCGCACGCTCCTCGCGGAATCCGTCCGTGGCGTTCGCGCCTTCGGATCCGAGCTGGTCGAGACGTTCGAGCAGAAGCGCAACGAGATCCTCGACGCCTTCAACGTCAACAACCGCCTGACCTGGGAGCGCACCCGCGCCGCCGCGATCACCGGCATCATGTACAAGGCCGACATGACGACCCCGCTGATCAACTGGTTCGACACGTTCGGTATTGCTCAGAGCACCCACGAGATCGATTTCGGCAATTCTAACACGGAGGTCGTCGAAGAACTGACGGATGCCAAGATCAAGTCGGAGGAGGCCCTCGGCGACCTGTACGCCAACGGCTACTACCTGATCGCTGGTCGCAATATCCAGAAGAAGATCAAGACGCATCCGACCGTGAAGACTGGATACGAGCGTTGGAATGCTGGCGGCCTGTTCCGTGACGATGTCCGCGACGGCTTCCCGATCTCCACCGACATCAATGTCGTTACCTACACGCGCGGCAAGATCGGCAACCACTATCTCATCGATCCGGACACGGCATACCTCTGCCCGATCGTTCAGGGCATGTACCAGACGCGCTTCGCACCTGGTACCGGAATCCAGACGCTCGGCGCCATGGGCGTGCCGGAATACATCTCGCCGAAGCTGCTCGACCACGACGAGGGTGTCGAGCTGAAGGGCCAGACCAACCCGCTCAGCTACGTCCAGAGGCTCGGCGCCGTCATCAAGATCACGGACGCAGACTAATAGCTGCCGTGTAGCGCAGCCGGGTTCCGCCTCCTTGGCTCGGCCGCGCACCCTTTCCATTCCTGCTCTGGAGCGCTCCTATGGCACATACAATCGACACCGCCGTCACGACGCTCGGCGACTCCGTCCAGGCACTGACTCTCGACAGCGAGCGCGTCTTCACGCTCTCCGTTTCTTCGACTTCCGTCGACACCGTCCATGAGCTCGACGAAGCTACGACCGCAGTAATGATGATGGTTGGTACCGAAGGATCGGGCGTCCTTATCTACCGCGGCGCCATCTACAACGGTGCCAAGGCCTGGAACCTACGTCCCGGCGATCATCCATACAACATGCCAGGTGGCCCTCGCACGCTGCGCTTCCGCGCCGTTGATACCGCCACCACCGTGAAAATTCTGGAGAACTGACATGGTCATGCAGCCCTCCCTCATCATTGGCGGATCTGGCGGCGGCAATGGCGCGCCCGGAAAGTCCGCATATGAAATCGCAGTCCTCAATGGATTCGACGGCACCGAGCAGGAATGGCTCGCGTCCCTGCAGGGGGAAGACGGCGAACCCGGCCCCAAGGGCGACGCGGGAGATCCCGGTCCGCAGGGATTCAAGGGTGATAAAGGAGACAAGGGCGACGCAGGCACAGGCCTGACTAACCGAGGCGCCTTCGTGCTCGGAACAACCTATGATCCTTCAGACTACGTCTTCGCGACAGGAACTGCAGCGGCCAGCTCGATGTTCATCTCGCAGGCGGCCGCGCCATTCGTGTCCGTAGCGCAGCCCAAGGACGACCTGACGCATTGGGTCGAATTCTCCGCTCCTGCAGGCGCGGACGGCGAAGACGGAACCGATGGCACAGATGGCACAGACGGTAAATCTGTTGAGCTGCGGAAGACTGGCTCCGCCGTTCAGTGGAGACAGACTGGTGGCGCATGGGCTGACCTCTTCCCTCTCATCGAAATCACCGGACCGCAGGGTCCGGCCGGGGACACCGGACAGCAAGGCCCCAAGGGCAATCCCGGAGATCAGGGCGCAAAAGGCGATACCGGACAAACCGGACCCGCAGGCCGGGACGGCATCGACGGAGCCAACTACTACGTTACGGGCATGGCCTCCGTTTCATTGCCGAGCACGGTGACCGCGATCCGAGTCGGGGGATACTACGCTCCTGGAGATGGCGGCGCTGCCCTTTACAAGAAGGTGGGGACTCAGCCGTCGCATGCCGGAAAATTCCAGAGCGGCGACGGCGCATGGTGGGAGCTGTGCTCCGACGGAACGGTCGCCGCTGCTCAGTTCGGTGCCAAGCCTGCTGTGGCATACGACAACGCGGCTGCGCTCAACAACGCGACCACATATCTTGTCACGAAGTTCGGCGGTGGTGTGCTCGCCTATGGTTCCGGCGAGTACTTCATCGGCGCAGAGGTTACGCTGAAGAGCCATGTCACGCATCGCGGCGTCGGCATCCGTCAAACCATCATCTCTCGTCTCGACGGCTATCTCGGCGACATGCTGAAAACGCTCGACTTCGACACGCTCGACGCAGGCGACACAGCGGGCGGCCCTAACCGTTTTGGAATCGAATACCTCACCATCAACGGCAAGAAGGACGTTGCGGCGAACGCTTCGGCGACGGGATGGTGCCTGCGCATCTACGGCCGCGCTTACACGCTCCGCGACATCGACATTGAATACTGCTGCGCCGGGGGCTGGTATTCCCGTTGGGGCAGCACCTCCGCAGCGTGGGACAACGACAACACCGACTCCACGATGGAAGCGCTGATTGACGGCCTGCGCGTCCAGTTTTCGAAAGGTACACCGACCTTCGACGGCCCGCACGATTCACAGCTCTCCCGTATCGTGATCGCAATGTCCCGGCACAACCAAGCGGCCCTTTCAGGTTCAAGCACCTTCGTGATCGGGGCGCGCGCAGGCGGATCGCAGTTCTCGGGCGTCCACTGTTGGGGGAACTCCCCCGAATGGTGCGTCACTAACTACGCCACAGGCATCAGCCTGATGGATCTCGTTCTCGACGATGCCGCAGCCGGTGGCGGCCTTCTCAAGCAGATCGGTTCCGAATGCCTTATCGTTGGCCGTGGCCTTCAATACGGCACGGATAACATCCAGGGCGTCCAGATCGGCCAGACGGGTTACACGACGCAGGGCAACAAGATCACGCTCGTGTTGACGGCCACTCCTTCTGTCGTGGTCGCTTGGGCCATCGACAGCGGTAACGACCTCGACATCACCGTCAACGCACCGACGGCGACCGCGAACTTCAGCGGCAACCGCCATGCGAACTCGACGCTGAAGTACACTGAACGCGGCGCGGGTGCGGGCGCGAACGACTATCTGTCCGTTTTTGGAGCCCTCGTGGTCAACAAGCAGACCATCAAACTGATTCCACATAGCGGCACCCCGAACGATGTCACGTGGGAAGAAGGCTTGATGTATTACGATAGCAGCACCCACAAGCTACGCGTCTTCACCGGATCGGTGTGGGTTGATCAGTCATGACCGCCCGCATCTTCGCCCCGTTGCCCCGGATCTTCCTACGCACCTTTGCGGAGCCGGCACCCGCTGTTTGGGCACGGCATCGAGAGGATGGCAGCACTACATCCGACAATCTGCAGGTCATCTTCAACGCGACCTCGACGATCGCCGAGACCGAGAGCGCTGCCATGCGAACAGGTGTCCCAGTGGCACGATGCGCCATTGCTGACGCGCTCAGGCTGGAACCGACGAGATCGGGAAAGCCTGAAGAAATCTTCCGTGTCGATTCCGATCAGCTCGTGATCGGAGGCCGGGCGTACGATGTCGAATCTTGCAGCAGTGACGGCTACGGTATGCTGACAATCGAGCTGAAAGGCTGAAAACAGACGATGCCGCATGTCCGTACGCAACTCAGAAATGCCGTGAAAACTCGGCTGACAGCGGTCCCTGCAATCAAGGGCGCGCACAATCTGAGCCGTCTTAATCGCCAGTTCCAGAGTCACAATTTTCCATGCGCCTTGGTCAACGTCGACGAGACTGTCACGCTCTCACCCGGCAGCTTCCCCGGCGAGCAGCCACAGACGAGGACATGCAAGATCGACATCCAAGTAATCGCGCTCGATGAGAACGACGACCCCGAGGGCGTTCTGGATGCGCTGACCGTCGATGTCGAAAAGGCATTCGTTCGGCCAGACTTCGGTATCGGCCGGATCTCGAACTGGAAGCTCGTCGGTTCCGGGACCGCGGACAGCGCGAAGATCGAATGTGGAGACATCATCAGCCAGTTGCTGACCTACACCGCGGACATCTGGACGCTCGACGCCGAGCCCGACCGCAATCTTCACGCCTAATTCTTTGGGAGAACAAAATGGCAACTTACCCCATCAGACAACTTACCTCTATGCAGCGCCTCATGGGTGGTGCCGGACTTGTTCGCGCGCATGGCGACCAGAAGTGGACGAAAACAGGTCCGATCGAGACTGTAAACCTCACTCCGAATATCACCGTGCAGCCTGTCTACAGCAACGAATGGGGCGACAGGCGCCTCCTGCGGAACATGACGACCACGAAGGAAGCCACTCTTGAGCTGACCGGAATCCAGATGTGGACGGAATGGCTGTACGAGGCGTTGTTCATGTCGAACCACAAGTACAAGACACAGAGCGCTGTGGTGTCTGCTACGCTGGAAGTCGAGGATGTTGCGGCCGGGACTGTTGTTACGTTGCCTGGAATCAACGGCACGATCACTGCGATCGACGATGGTGCTTCCGGCGATCCGGTTGAATACACCGAAAACGTCGACTTCATCTTCCATCCATCAACGGGAACGATCGAATTCCTAAAGGTCCCCGCGGGCGCAGCAGCTGATGCCACGGTTCGTTATTCGCTGCCAGCCGTCACCGAAACTGCAGGCCTCCTTGATCTCGAGATCATGGAGAACAGCGGATGGCGCGGTGAGTTCATCTACATCGGCGTGACAAAGGATGGAAACGGCACGGAAGTCAAAATGCACCTCCCGGATGTCGAGTTCCGCCCGAACGGCGCCATTGCAACTGGTGACACCGCGAATCCGAACGTCGGTGGCCTGACGGGATCGGTCTATTCGACGCCTGACAAAGGCTACGGCACCATCGAAGGCCTCGCCAAGATCGTGAACGCCTAATCCTTAGGGAGCCGGGCACCCTCGGCTCCTTCCCCCACGCATGCAATCAAGGAGGATCCGCATGTCCACACCAGAATTTTCAGTCCGCGACCTACTCGCATCCGTTCAGCACCGTTACGAGACTGTCGAAATCGTTCCCGGGGCGTCTGCAAGGCTCCGTGCTCCCACGATTTCCGAAATCTGCGCAATTGTCGCCGATCACGAGGATCTGCTCCGTCTGTTCGATGGCCTTCCTCCGGCGGAAAGCCAAGATCGCGCCGCTCGTGACCAGCATATCGTAGTCAATCTCTTCCGCCGCACGCCGCTCGCTCTCGCCGCACTCGGTGCCTGCTCGCTTGGCAAGCCGAATGACCGCGAGACCGTCGACGGCATCCTTGGCGCTCCGGATGACTTCCAACTCAATTTGGCCGTCCTAGCATACTCGATGATGATCCGTGAATACGAGGGCGTTCAGGGCCTTTTTACTCGAGTCCTAGCGCGCATGGGCGAGCTGGGACTGGAATCGCTGCGGACGCTTATCTTGAAGGTCTTGGACTCGACATTGCCGAAGGCCCCAGAGATCAGCCTGCCCGTGCAGAAGCCCCAGAGCCAGAAGACGAAGGCATCTGGACGGAAAGCGGCCTGAGACTGGACGGAGTTTTCGTCCAGATCCTGAAGCTGGCGCTCGAATACGAGATCCGCACCGGGCGTAGCGGTCTCGATTTCACCATCGGTCAGCTTCTCGCTCGCGTCGGCACGATGAAGGAGATGGACAAGGCGAAGACAATCGATACCGCCCGGTCAGTGGCCGTGGGGATGTCCGGAGAAGAGAAAGCGTGGAAGACGCTGACAGATAAGTGAGTAGCGATGGCCACAACGCCGGAAATCAAAACGAAATTCACACTCGACGGCCTGGAAAAGGCTGCGACGGGACTTCGCGGTTTTGTCCGGACGATCGGCGACACGTTTTCTGATGCACGTCGGCGCGGCAATGGCGTTTTCGATCCTCTCGACAAAGGTCTGGAGACGGTCGAGCGGAAGGCCAAGGTCGTCAAGAACGAATTCCATCAGATCAGTACCATGTCGATCTTCAAGGGCACCTTCGGCGCTCTCGCTGCCATCCGTGGACTGGAATTCGTCGCTGCCAAGTTCAAGGACATCGGTGCAGCCGCGATCGATGCCGCGAAGAAGAGCGCGGAGAGCCTGAGGGACATCGGCCGAGACGCCACGAAGTTGGGCACGTCGCCGCAGGACATTGCCGCGCTCGACTATCTCGGGAAGCGAAACGGCGTCGACCGCGACGAGCTGGTCACGCAGATCACCACGCTCAATAAGGAATTCCTTGCAGTTCGCAAGAATATCGGCCTGGCAGGTAGCGCGTATCAGTCCTTCCTTGGTTTGGAGAAGAAGGACGCATTCCTTTCCTTCGGTACAGGTGGCTCAGACGGACTGCGTTCTCAAATGTCCGGCTTCTGGCAGCGGGACATTGAAGCTCGTAAGCAGTCTCAGACCGACATTGATGCTCGTCTTCAGCAGATCGGAGGTCAGCTCGACCAATATAGTGTCGATCCCGTTACGCCGGGCACTGGGCCGAACCAGTCCTTGCTTGGCTTTGCCGCAAGGACTGCGCTCCAACGCGAGCGCCAGCAGCTCGTTGAGGCTAGAAATCAGTTCATCAACTCGCAGTCTCCTCAGGGCCAAGCCCTCTTCGCACTTCAGAATCACGGTCTCGACTTCGACAGAGCCACAAAAGGCGGAATCGACAGCCTTGTCGCGATCTCGGAGGCTTTCCGCCGCGTAGCGGATGCCACTGAGCGCTCGAGCATTGCCGTCAACCTGTTCGGCGAAGACGCCGGGGCTAAGCTACTTCCTGTCCTCATGGAAGGCGAGAAGGCAATCCGCGACTACCGGAAGGAAATGGAACGGCTAGGTGGCGTCATCACCGACGCGGATACGGCTCGTGCTACGAAGTACGAGAACGCCGTCCAAGACATGCGCACTGCTCTCGACGGCCTTGGGCTCGAGATTGGTCGTCAGGTACAACCAGCTCTCACACAGTCGATTACCGCGACAACGAATTGGATCGTGAAATCGCGCCTCATGATTGCTCAATACGTAGGCGAGGCGTTCGAGGGCGTCCGGACATTCGTGACCGATGTCGTTTCCATCTTCAGCGGCGACGGTGCCGAGATCCAGACCAAATGGCTCGACGCGCTGATCAAAAAGACCTTCGTTGTGCGCGATCTTTGGTCAGATGTGACGAAACAGATCGGGCTTCTTTGGGACGGCAAGGATTCTGACTACCGTTGGCTCAATGTCCTTCGCGACGGCTTCCGCGAGGTGAAAAAGTTCGCGCTCGACGCATGGGCGGTGGTGACAGGCGGCGATGCGAAGAACTTCCAGTGGCTTAATTCCGCACGCGACCAGATCGTTGCGTTCGCGGGACGGCTTTCCGATGCCTTCGGCATGCTGAAGGATCTGCTGGGCAGCATCCGCGACTTCTTCAAGCCAGTATTCGACTATCTCGGTCAGGATATTCTGACTTTCGGCCTCTTCCTCGGCCTAACTCGCATGCTCGGCCTGTTTGGCACCCTAACGACGGCGGCCGGACTGTTCGCCAAGGCTCTAGGCGCCGTGTTTTCGCTAGGTGGAGGCGCGATTGCCGCGGGGCGTGCTGTTGCTGGAGTTGGTAGCGCAGCCGGAGCGGTGGCGGCCACGGCTTCAGGGCTGACGGCATCGATCACAGCGATTGGAACCGCGATTTCTACGGTGGTCGCTGGAGCTGCTGTACTCGGCGTGGCCCTTGCTGGAGCTTTCTATGCCGGACAGAAGGCCGCGGAGTTCATGCTGAAAGGCACCGAGAAGGCCTACGAAACCGTCTGGGCGGCGCAGGCAAAGCTCATGGCCGCACAGGGTGATGCAGCGCTGTACGAGCGCCTCGGCATGCGTGATGACAGCGCTCGCACCAAGGGCGCGCAGCGTCTGGTCTACGAGAAGCAGATGGGTATCAAGGCGCCTGACCCGACGTACTACATGACCGCCGCCGAGAAGCAGCAGTATTCGCGTGAGCTGCAGAACAGCTGGATGGGCTGGGACAAGAACTATGATGGCGGCGACCTCGCCGCTGTCGCGCGAGATAGCGAGGCGAGACGCTCAAGCGGCCCGACACTCAACTACAAGATCGATATCAACGGAAACCGCGCTTCCCTGTCCGGAGGCATGGATGTGAAACGTGCGCTCGACGCCCTCAACAATGGATTCAACTGATGACCGAGAACCGCAACTCACCGACGAAGCTGATCGCAGCCGATCTTGGCATCGGATGGCAGACGGGTCTCGACCTCACCATCGAAATGTCTCCTATCGCCGCCTCGGCGAACATGAAGCGCAATTGGAACGGCCGAGCCAAGAACCTCGCCACTGCCGAGTTCATGCTCTACGGCTTCCGGATCTCCTCTGGCGAAGGCGAGCAGCTTCCGCCCGCGTTGTCGAGCCTATGGCCGGGTCACATTTTCTCGCTCGTTGCCTCCAATGAAGTCATGGTCGTCATTCCCACAGGATCGTCGACAGCCGTGTTCCCCCGCAACATCTACTCCGCCCGGGGGCTGACTTTCGATTCCCATGCCGTCGCTGGCTCGTTCTCCGGCAAGACGTTCACGCTGCCGGCGCCAGCGACTGAGCCTGTCCGCGTGTATGCTCGTCTGCAGTACGAAGTCATCGTCTGGGAACCGTGGCGCGAGACCTATCGGGAAGCCCAAGCTCAGACATCATGGCAGCTGTACGTCGAGGAGCTGGGAGGCATTTAATGCTCGGACTGCAGTACATCTCATCATACGAAGCGCCCTTCGATCCTGCTGCGGCGAGAGACGATGCATATTTCGTGTTGTCCGGCTCCATTATCGAGCAACGCGTCGGCTCGACGATCGCCCCGTCTTTCAAGGTAACGGTCGAGAACCCCGGCGTTGCTGGCTTCATGCCATCCGCGAACCGATACGCGATCCTGTGGGAACAGCGCGCGTTCAATCCGGCAACTGGCGAAGCTGGTGATCCCGCGCCGATCCCGTTGGCGCGTGGCAGGCTAGTGCCACTGCCTACAGGCATGTCCGGGGACACGATCGAGCTTACGTTCCGCTGCCTCCCGCCCGGCTCGGACGATGTGATCGAAGCTGCCGCCAACGCCCTGCGCATCGGCGAGGAGTTCGAGTACGATCCCGACGCGGATCCTGCAGATCGGCTCGATGCGGAATATTACGACCCGCTCTATTTCACAGCAGACGCCACCGATGATCCCGAGACCGTGCTTGTCGCCCGACCGGAAGTCTGGCGCTGGGATCGAGCAACGCTTGCGCTTCGCCGCACGCACCTGGTCGAGAGCGACATTACCCATGACCTCGATTTCGAAGGTCTCGACGCACCGCCCGTTCTGACAGCACAAAATCCTCCGAAGCCGACCACCCGCCTGCGCATCGTCGCCAATTGGACGCAGCTTGCAAAGGGTCGCCAGACCGTCTCCGAGGCAGATTCCGTCACGACATTCACATGGGAAGACTTCATCCAGTCCTTCCCGCAGCCCGGCGCGGCAATCGGCTCAAACACGGGCTGGACCATGGCCGAAGCCGAAATCCTCAGCGTTACCGACTCCGCTAAGGTGCCATTCTCGATTTCGGGATCGAAGTTCGGGAACGCGTCCGGAGGGACCGTCACGCTGTTGCCGAAGCATATCGAATTCAGGCTTGCAGCCGCGTACGACTATCAGCAGCAGCGTTCGGAAATTCTCGACATCAGCCTTCCGAGCGGCCTGCAGGTACTTCCCGAAGAGGACGATCAGAAGGAGAAGCCAGACACGATCACACTCGGCGCCCTGAACATCGACTCCTCAACTCCGGAATGGCAGTACGAAGATCCCGAAACGCTCGAGCGCATGCACTACAATGTCGGCGACGAGGTGCTGGCGAACGGATCCGCGTGGACGTGCGCCGTTGAACACGATGCCACCGAAACCTTCGTGGTTTACGAGGTTGATGGTGGTGCCGACCTGTGGACGCGGCGCGACAAGCGTGCTCCGATGCGTGATGCCCGCAATCCGAAATTCTTCGACCTGCCCCGCGGCGTCCGAGCTGTACGGCATGCGATCCTGAGGCTCTACCGAACCGTTCTCCTGCGTAGCCAGTGCGCCGAGACCACCTTCGAGGTCCCTTGGGATCTCGCGAGATCGATCACGTGCGCCGACAGCTGTCGGATCGCGCACCGGAAGCTCCCGGGCGGCGAGCTGGTCGGAAAAGTCACTAGCGTCGAGCTGGTCATCCCTGAAGACGGCGTCGATCGTGTCGGACGGATCACGCTGGTGTCAATACCCGGTAACGGCGGTATAGAACCTGTGCCGGGATCTGGTCAGAAACAGACGGGCGATGTCATTTACACCGAGAGCTACCGCGGAGTGACGACCCCGGTGAACGCCTTCGCCCTGCAGGGACAGGAGCCGAGAGTCTATGAGTTCGAGAATATTTGGTCGGAACAAGTATCCGCTGCCAACGGTGCTCCGGATCCTGTCGGTGTCATCGGCCAGAATCCAACGAGGCTGAAGATCGCGTTCACTCCGCTCCGGGAAGAAGACCTGCTTACCCGTCGGATGTCGGTGCTGTGCGAGGCGCCCGTTCTGCCGAAGCAGATCAATCTCCGCCCCGATCTAGGAGTCCCATGATGTCACAGTCCCACCAGCTACAGCTTGCCTTCAGCTCGTTTGTGACGAAGCGCATCCGCTCGGAAGTCGACGCCCGGCCGACAACGGTCACATACGACGTGTTCTCGCGGTGGGATGTCACGTCCGACAACGGGCTGGTGATTGGCAGCACTCAGCCCGTGGATGCGTCGAGCTGTCAGACTGGCACCGATATCGATTTTGTTGCTCCATCGTAGCGGCAGCCGTTCCATCATTTCTCTGGTATGCCGAGATCGAGTTCGTAGGGCTGACCATCCTTAACTTTCTTCAGTAGAGCGATGGCCTCGTCAGAATACGTGTGCATGATCTGCTTGTTGTGCTTGTTCGCTCGATGGTAACGGTTGTCGAATGTTTTGATGTTGGTCCCGGTGTGCTTGGCTATGACATCTATCAAGTCATTCACTCTATTCCAGCGTTTCACGCCAAGCTTCTTTGCTGCCTGACTTGGGCTATATGGATGCTGCACGGCAGGTAAACTGAAGCCATTAATAGTCGCTAGTCCAAAAAGTTTCGCGAACGTGCCGGAATCCTCAACAGATGATGACAGCATCTGGAAGTCAGCTTGAACAGTCATCTTCGGGATATCGTGTCGCACGAGTTCGTATGACCGAGCGATGAGGGATCGTAAGACCTTGGGATTGACGTTCTGCAATGCGGGCGTCGCAGCGAAAGCGTCGAACACCCACGTAAAGTCTGAGGCCTCGATCAGCTTCACCCGAACTTCGCGGTCGCCTTCGGTTGGAATGACCTTGTCGCGCGCGGGCCAGCTATCCTGGGTGAGATTCGGATCCCATTGCAAGATGTAGACATTTGGGATGACCCCACCCTTCTCCGGCAGCGCCTCATCAATATCCGACAGGATCGCTCGAATATTAGGGTCGCCAGCCCTGTAGCCGATGAAGATCAGGGGATGTTCATTGAAGAACGTGAGCAGTTTAGCGCTCAGGAATTTCTTCTTCTTCGCGAACTCTTCGTAGTCCTTCTCCGTGAATACAATTGAGTTGTAGTCTGAGACACACCCGTGGATTTTGAAGATTTCTCCTACACAGACCTGTTGTCCCTTCAGTATCTGTTGGCCAACGATCGGTTCGTGATCCGGAAAGATCGTCTCGAGCATCTGGTCGTAGTTTGTGGTTATGAGCGCGTGGGGTTTGATGCGCGACAGCGATTCAATCTCGTGATGGTAGTCCTGACTGAGACCACCGATGCCCACAGGCATCAGGGCTTTCAGGTGTTCCGCGATCTTGTATTTGATATAAGCTTGCGCCCCCACGCCGTCGCCAAACATGTCTTCCGGGAATTCATTGTGGCCCTTATCCCAGGCCCATGCCTGATAAAGCTTGGCGAACTCCTCACCAATCTTGATCGGATCAACTAGCGACTGCTTATAGAAGCCTAACCCCTTGTCGATGGTCGAGCACTTGTCCGCTAGGTAAGCCAGAAGTTCTTCCCAATTAGGCGCATTCATGTAGCGCTTCGTTAGCCCCGATCCTACGAAAAGAATCGGCTGGCATCCGAACTCTTCGACCGTGTTTGTAATGTCCTCGGATATCTCCTCGACATATCTTTCGTAACGCGACTGTTTTGCTTCCTCTGCGGCCTCGGCCATCTCCACCCTACCCCGACTCAGTGACCAGAAATTGCACCCAGAAGATACCGCAAGCGTTGTTTCCGCAAGTTTCCCATTTCTCAGCATAAGCACCTCGAATCTTGCAGTGATCCAGGCTGCACTCGTGTCATCAACAATTCGTAGACACGAGTGCTCCACACATGACGGATAACGCCCTGCCGCCTTCGGAAATCCTTGAACTGATCAAGGGACAGGCCCGACTGGAAACCAAGATCGATCAGTTTTTCAGCAGCCAGACGGCGATGAAATCCGAGATCGAAGGGCTGAAGACCGACATCTCGGTCGTTAAGACAGATATCGCCGACATCAAGAGCCAGCGTAGGGCCACGAAGTCCTATCTGGCGGGGGTCGTGGCGGCTGCCGGCGGATTTTGGTGGGTCGTTTCTCAGCTTGCCGATCCGCTGATGAAGAAATTTCTCGGCACGTAAGCCTTGGACGGCCACATGTCGTCAACAAGATTGCTAATAGTCAGGAAAAAACAGAGCGTTGACGACTTGCGGCGGAGTCCGCCGACGCAAACCATCTTTTCAGACCTGCTCAAAGAAGCGGGCTATTGAAAGGATACCGGAATGCAGAATTCAAGCAGGTCCGCAGTCCGTCCGCTGATAGAAGACGTCCCCGCCGTCCGGCAAATGCTTGCCGATGGCACTCGTTACACTGACATCTGGAAATCTCTCGGCATCACAAAACAACGGCTGGATCGCATCAAGAAATTAATCGCCGAAATCGACACCGCCGAACCAGCCGCCGTTGAGCCGCCTGCTCCGGCACCCAAATACCCAAAATTCAAGCATAAGACGACCGAGACAGATATCCGGGAACGCGTCGCGACCGATGAACTCACGGTGCCGTTTTCGAACTGGCTCGGGAACGGCTGGTACCGCGAGTCCGGAGACCCGCAGGAGATCTTTGAAACCGACGAGAAGGGTGAGCAGCAGCTGGTGGGCATGAAGATCGACCCCGGCGTCCTCTGGCCGGACGAATGGAATGGTCCGAAAGCGCTCGACGATATCTGGATCAGCCCAAACGTGCCTGCACCTCGTCGATCGAGGAAGGCTGGTGTCATCGTCTCGATGCACCAAGCTCAGACCCCTACACACGGCCCGTTCGCAATCAACCTGCACGCTCTCGCCGCTGCTCTGGGCGGATACGATATCCTTCTTGGCGGAGCGACATACGGGAAGAGCCTGTTCACGAAGAAGCGGAAACGGGAAATCCTCGAAGTCGCGCCTTGGTCTTCCATGGTCTCCCATCTCGTCACGCGTAGGCGGCAGTATCTCGCTCCAGGCGTACAATTCTGTGCCGAGATGAACATGCGGCCGACGAAGTCGAATCCTCTGACAGGCCTCAACGGATATATCCGCGGGAAGACTTCTATGTTTGCCCATCCCAAGCGAGCCATCGTATCTGTCCCTAGGCCTCAGTTCTCCGACCCGGTGACGATGTGGACGACAGGCGCCTGCAGCGTTCCGAACTACGTCGAGCAGGAGGCCGGATTGAAGAGCCTTCAGCGGCATACCATCGGCGCCATCATCGTCGAGATCGACAGCGAGGATCGTGTCTACATCCGCAATCTCGATGCCGATCCCGAAACCGGAAATTTCTTCGATCTTGATCTCTTCGTCTCAGGCGGGAACGTTTACACGATCGATGAAGCAATTGCGGAATCCCAGGGTCAGCTCGACCGTCCATTCCTTGGCATCCCATGCACCCATCGAGCCGGGATCCACCCGCCATACGCCCGCGCGATGTGGGGCTACGGCGGAAACCCGGAGGGCGACCGTCCGCTCATCGATCTTGTCCGTGCGCGTGGCCAAGCATTCAACGACCTCTTCGACGGTCAGGCCATCAATCACCACGAGGACAAGACCCCGCTGGCGCTCTATCGCCGACACGCGGACAAGAAGCAGTTCGTTGAGCCTGAGATCGATCAGGCAGCGCGCTTCTTGTCGGAGACGGCAAGGCCCTGGTGCAAGAGCTACATCGTCTATTCCAACCACGACGACTTCCTAAAGCGGTGGCTTGAGCGGCCTTCTACTGAGGTATCCGTCGAGAACTCGAAGCTATGGCACCTCGCCAACTATGAATGCCGCGCTGCCATCGATCGTGGCGATGCTTTCGACGTCTTCGAGTGGGTCATCCGCCGTTCAAATCCGTCAGCCGAGTTCGAACTGGTGAACGCAGACAAGCCACTCCACGTCTACGGCACCTACTACAATTTCCACGGAGATGTCGGCGCGAACGGCGCCCGAGGATCCACCGCAGGGCTGGCGAAGCTCGGGCTGAAGATCTCGAAGGCCCACGACCACGGCCTCGGCTGGATCGACGACTGCATCTCCATGGGCAACCTGATCCACCGTGCTGACTATGCTAAGGGGCCGACGGGATGGGTCGGCGCTTGGCATCTCGGACACTCAGACGGAAACAGACAAGTTGGTCTTCTCGTCGGCGACAAGTATCGAGCCTAGTCTTCGGCTTCCTCTTCCTGAAGTCCAAGCTCCGTGTATAGCGCGTCTTGGTCAATTGATCCCGTCGTGCGGAAAGCCCGCATCTCCGCCGAGACCAACTGACCAGCCCGTAACGGGGTCGCGCCCTCGAGCGTCGTTGCTTTGAGTAGGCCATAACCACCGCGTTGCTCGAGAGGATACATCAGGAGTCCGAACTCAGCCGCCCATTCGACAACACTAGTCCTAAACGCCGCCTTCAGCGTGGTGCGTCTGGAAACTGTTTTCAGCGTCTGATCGCTGATGCGAGCGCGAGTGCGTTCAGATCTGTGCAGCATCGTGGCGAGCAGTAGGGCAGTATCAGCAGACGACATGTAGGCCATGGTTGACGATCCTCCTTCAGGATTTGTGTGATCCTAAATAAGGATTTTTTTGATCTCGTCAATCGAGTTCTGCTGCCGGCGGTTTCCTTGTGTTTTGTGATGTTAGAACATAACATGAACATCACCCTGGAGACTATCATGGCTGCCACATACCTACCCACCCCTTTCAAATGCGCAACGGCAGTGGAGATCGAGGCCAAGCTCTCCGCGGAAGTCATTCAGCACATTGATGCTCGGCGACTGTCCTCGGCCGAAATCAGCCGCCGATATCCGACAATCCGTCTCGAACATCTCCAGAAACTTCGCCGTGGGGAGCCTCTAAATTTCAGAGTCCTGTCGGCGCTCATCGAAGCTACGGGCGCGCCCGTCAACATCCGGGTGAACTCATGAAATTCACGTACCCCCGCGCCATGAAGCAGATCCGCATCTTCGAAGGCGGCTGGTCGAACCACCCGAAAGATCCGGGCGGCGCCACCATGTACGGCATCATCCAGCGGGAATACGATGCCTACCGGACACGAAAAGATCGCTCGAAGCAGTCGGTCCGGTTGATCACCGAAGACGAGGTCGCCGAGATCTATCGCAGTCAGTATGCGGACAAGGTTCGCTACGACGACCTGCCTGCAGGTGTCGATTTCGCGACTCTCGACGGCGCCATCAATTCGGGTGTATCGCGCGGATCCAAATGGCTTCAAGGTGCCCTCGGTATTGCCGCCGACGGAGTGGTCGGCGCGCAGACGGTTGCTGCGGCTGCCAAGGCCGATGCCCTGAAGACCATCAAGGCCATCTACAGCAAGCGCACTGGGTTCCTCCGCGGGCTGACGACATTCAGCACATTCGGCAAAGGGTGGATCTCCAGGTGCACGACTGGCGAGGCGTTCTCGATGAAGCTCCAACTCGATCAGCGTGCCACATCCCCGGCATCACAACAGATCGTCCTTCTGTCGGAATCCACGACAGCATCTAAGAATTCGAAGACTGCAGGTGCAGGCGTTGCGGGATCTGCGGCTTCTTCAGCGACATCCAGCACGCAGATCGACACGTCGAATCTTGCAGGACTGGAGAGCATTCTGGTGATCGGAGCGGTCATCGGTCTCGCCGTACTGACCGTCTACCTTATCCACCGTTATCGCGTCCAGAAGGCCAGATCCGAGGCCTTCGCAGTCGTAGCGGCAACGGCCACTATAGGAGCTGCAGCATGAATCCTCGTGTCCTCGATCTCATCAGGACCTTCCTGACAATCGCCGCGACAATCTTCCTCGCGGACAGCAAGCTGTCTCCAGAGGACATCAACACGATTGCTGGCGCAGGTGCACTCGTCCTGACGCTTGGCTATGGCGTCTACGAGAAAAAGCATGAGGGCTGGCGCTTCGGACGTCGCAGGTTCGAGCCGGGCGAAGAGATCAAAGACGGCGGGCAGACCTGGATCTGCAAGGAATAGCCCATGCTGATTGCCGTCTTCACTTGGTTCACGACATCGATCGGCAAGACCGTTGCCAAATTGGTGTCTTTCGTCGCCGTCGCGATCGCCGTCTACTGGCGCATTTACGCTTCCGGGGAAGCTGCTGAGCGCGCCAGGCAAGTTGCCAATAACATGAACGCGCAGCGCGAGCGGGAGAAGCTCCATGATCAGATTTCGAAACTGCCTGACGCTGCTGTTCGCGATGAACTTCGTAAGTGGGTGCGCAACGACCGCTGACTGGTGCTCGTTGAACCGAGCGATCCGACCGACCACCGAAGACGTCGAGATGATGTCATCGGAAACCGCTCGGCAGATCCTCGAGCACAATCGGGCAGGTCAAGTTAACTGCGGCTGGGTGCCCTGATCTGATGAGATTTGCGACTTAAGACCAGAGATCTGCAAAGATTGTCAACTTAAGTTGCTTCTGGCGACATTTTGGGCGCTTAAGATGTCGCTGGCGACAGTCAAATGTTCTTCGACCGTTTAACTCGTGCCCAGCGACCCCATCTCTGCTCCGGGTAAGCAATCTGCGCGATGTCGCGGTTACGTTGGAGATCTTCATGCTGTTGAACATGTCGGGCCGCCACCTTCCAGCGATAGTAGACGGTTCCGGCAAGGGCGATGGTGCACAGCGCGACGACCAACCATGCGGCCGCCCATACGATCCAGACGATTCCAACAAGGAGATACGCATCGCTTCCAAAGTTTGCGCTGAGGATCAGTTCGATCACTAGCCTTCTGAAATAAATGATCGGCGCTGCAATCATGAGGAAAAACGCGGCGAGATATGGGAGAGCGCCCATCATCAGCCGCTCCCAGCGGATCTGCCAGAGGTCCTGGTTATAGAGGCCGCGCATCGGATGGTCGATGCGCGCTGTGTAAGATCCCGCGATGACGAGAAATCCAATCGCCACGGCGACGTAGACACCTGCAAGTGCATAAAACATTCGAGGAAATCCCTGCGCAGCCGCAACTTCTGCACTTATAATCCCGCGAAGATTTCGCGTCGAGTACCCTACGCGGCCAGCTTTTCCCGCTCTGCAACTTCAACCGCGCGCCGCTGCCGGCCGAAGCTGCCGAGATGCCAGAGAAAGTCGAGGGAACGCGCACTATGAGGCCCTCGCTTCCAGGTCGGCGATCCACTGTTCTTGTGGAGGTATCCGCCACGCGGGATATTCGAGGCCGATCCTCATCACGCTGTACTCGCAGTAGCCTGTCACTTCTGTCAGGATCGGCTTTACGTCCTCTGGATTAACCTTCTTCCTGAGCGCGAACACGGCCTTCCGCCAGCGGCTGCGCTGCGCGGCCCTTTGCGTCTCTTCGCCAACTCCCGCAGGAATCTCGTCTTCCGTCTTAGGAGCTAGGCAGACGACGCGCGCCCCAGTTTCGTCAGCGACTTCCTGCGCGGCCGGGCGGAACAGAAATGTCACGCCTCCCGCCCGGGTGCTCTGCCCTTCAACCCGATATCTCACAGGGAGCGCGCTGGCACCGTCGAGGCCTTCTTGTGCTTTCCATTGCGCAAGGAGATCCCACTGCTTGCGCCATGTCTCGTCGAGCGCCGTCGAGCGCAGCTTGTCGAGATCGGCTGATGCAATACGGCGGTACTGAGAGCTATTGGGACTCGTCGAATACTGCTTGAGCGTCTGGGCCGTCTTGTTGACCAAAAACGCACGACGGCGGGTGCTGTAGCCGACTTCCGTCAGCAGCGCGTTGACTTCCTTATAGTGCTCGACGACCAGCTCGGACGTCATTGACTTCGGTACGTACATAGGCGACCTCCTTTAAGCTTGCTGTTCCCTGCGGTTGTTGTTGAGAGTGTTTGGCTACCGCGACCTCCTCTGGGGGAGGTTTCGGCCCCGGCCATGGGGCCATCGTCAGGCGGCTCTCAGAAGACCAAGGGTGTCGATGTTGGTCACGGAGAGGATCATCGCCGTCTCTTGGTAGACCGTGTCTCTGTAGAAAGTTCCGGCTAGAGCCTTCTCGAGGTCGGCGGAGTAGTCGACCGAGAGCTTCCCTGCGATTTTCGACAGCTCTTCCCGATGACGATTGAGGATCTCCTCGATAGAATCGGATTCTTCGGCCGCGTAATCGCGGATGTCTTCGAGGAGATATTCGTATGTCTCCTGCAGATCCTCGACAGCCAGGTCTGCGCGGAAGTCTTCGACGCTCTCGCCGAGTGCATCGGCAGCATCCGCGATGGTCTCGTAGCCAGCGTCTTTTACGTAAGCGAGGACGGCTGCGTCTGCGTCAGCAGCCTTGAAGACGCCCATATCAGTGCCATTGGCGGCGATCGAGAAAAGCTTGAGTGCGGTCATTTTCGTTCTCCTTGTTCCGGCAACACCGTGCTGCCGATATAGAAATGATGTATGTCTACCCCGACGTAGACAAGAGAAAAACTCAATGTCCTCCGGGGCTTACAAAAATGCTCCCGGATATACGGGCGCTCGTCAACAAACTTTTTTAGGAATCTCGCCGAAAGCTGCCGGCGGTTTGTCGGTTTCGGCTGCCGGAAGGATCCTGGTCTCACAACACAAGGAGATCGCGCATGCTCAAGAAAGTTCTGAATCCGATGTGGTACTTGGGCGGCATCACAAGTTTTCTCTACGACGTCTTCGGGCCGCTACTTCGCTGGTTGGGACTGATGAAATCCGAGCCGCCTATTCCGCACGACAACACGCAAGTTGATGACGTTCTGGCTGCGAGCCAGGAAGCGGTAGCGCAGGCGGACGCGATCGAGGAGCTGGGAAAGCAGATGACGCCAGCGGAGATCGTCCGCGCTTATGCAGGAGCGAATGCAGAGGATCGCCCGGGGATGGATTTGTCTGCTCTGTCAGAGCAGCAGCAGGATTGGCTCCTGAGCCGTTCAGATGTCGATCTCGTTTATCTTGCGCATGAGACGGATGCTGGACTCGAAAGGTCGCTGACCGCGCTTCAGGTGTTCCGGTGGAAACCGCGCCGTACAGAACCGGAGCCAGCCCCGATCCTGACGACAACGCCGATGACCGATGAAGAGAAAGCGCTTTTCATCCGCGCTCGTGTCTCGGAACTTTGGCTACCGGACGGAACGGCCAATCCGGAACCGAAGTACGGTGGGTGAGTGATTAATTGTCACCCCGTCAGCCTTCAACTTGAAACAGCCCGATGCCACCGCCGGGCGGTTTTTCAGTTCGAAGCGTCGGAGGGCTTCGAACAACTCCGGGATCTCGAAAAGAATGTCCCCAAACTGCGTAACAAGGCCTTCGTCGGAGAGGTCAGGGATCATGCTGCACTCCGTGCGCGGTTGCGGTCGATGAATGCCTGACGCTGTGCCAGCGCCGTCTTGAGCTGGCGAACTTCGGCTTCAAGCTGGGCGATACGCTGGGCACCCGCGATAGCAAGACGGCCGAGCTCGTCCGCGCGACTAAGGGCTTCGGCGAGGTCGCGTGCCTCCCGACCGCGCATGTCCGCTTCACGAACACGATCTGCATGGCGGATCCCATTCATGAGACCGCCGGAAAGCGCCTGGGCGACGCCGTAGGACAGGACTCCAACCTGGAGCGCTGCGCTGACCGCGGGATCGGGAGCAATGTGTCGGTGCATGCGAACCTCCTTCAATCAAGAGAGGCCGACGCTATACGGACCCGGAACATTTGAGAGCCCCGCTGAGCGAAAATTCTGCTGCCAGTGTAAACAGAGTACGATCGGGAACACTGACTGGTCCGTTATCGCTTCATGCGACCGAGCTTCATTCGATTGCCAATCCTATTGTTGCATTTCGTACATCGAAGTCTCGGAAACAATGTCACGATGGGAGTCCGCTTGCCGTATCGCCGCGACAGCTCCCAGCGGTCGAGCCAGCCAGTGTGACTGCACATCGCACAATACCCCGCGAGCAGGTACCATTGTTCGAGCTGCTCGAAAGTGAGGTCGTCATCCTTGGACTGCTTGAACGGCGCGGCCGCATCCGCCGCATGGGCGGCCGCTGGAACTCCGGGGGCGGAGGATCCGGCGCCTTCTCGCATGACATCCTGTGCCGACCATTGAGGTGAACAAGAACTTTACCAGGCCGGGCACGTAGCGACGCCCTGTAAGCTGCCATCGAGACTGAGAAATCGGTGGCGCGCGATATCGTCTCCAAAATCTCGCCGCCGGATTCGGGCTCATCGCTCCAGACTTCAACGCGATAGGTATGCTCCGTCGAGTCCGATCCCGATCGACGACTGCCTTCGCCAACTGTGTAACCGACGTCGGAAACTGTCCGTACGAGATCGATACCCTTGCGATGCTTCATCAGACGCGCTCGTACTGAGGCTTCCAACCGCGGCCTATCCCCTTCGACATCAGGCTGCTGGCGATGAAAAGCTGGTCGCGCAGGAAATCAGCGTCTTCAAGAAGAGATCGGATTGCAGCGACTGCATCACCATCGTGGGCCTGTAGGACAGACACGGCGAGATCGATTTCTGAAGCGGACTGGGTGACCGTTTCTTCGACAGCAATATCGAGAGCGAGCTGTTGGGTCATGAGATCTCCTTAGGAATAGCTTCCGTCGTCAACGGAATTTGTTCCTATTTTGTTCTCATTGGCTCCGGAGTCAAGCGGGGTCTTTGCAGACTGTCGCGACGACGCGCTTGTTCTTGAGGATAAGGTCACCGAGGTCGGCATCGCCGTTGAGGACGGATAGGAGCTGGTCGAGGTCTGGGCGATAGAGATCGTAGGCATAGACTTCTGATGTCGGGACTTCATAGCCGTCTTCGAGTTCGATTTCGGCGCGCACCTCGCGAAGCTCTTTCGTGACATCTTCAATGGAGTTGCCGAATCCGGTGACTGTGCTCGCGGCCGGATCGACTGCGTACGCGTAGACTGTGATGCCCATAACGGTCTCCTCATTGCGTTCTGGAGAAGGTATCCCGGACCAGATGGCCGCTGTCTATTGTAGGATTCTACAATTCTCGTCTTTATCTGGCCGCTTGCACCGCTCTTGCAACTCAGTTCGAAACGCATACATTCACCCATGCAAACGCGGGAAGGCCGAAAGCCTCGACGCAGTGGAGGAATCCACGTTCGACACGAGAAAACGGAGTCATAGATGCGAATTTATTCGCCCTATTTTTCATGCCTATATGACGAGCAAGAACCGATCGGCAACATTGGCCGCGGAACCCACTATTCGGTCTTCCGGACTGCAGAGTGGAGAAATGTCGTACGAGAACCCCTAGAGCACGCTCAGATCCACGACTTCGCGGTCATCTGGGACGAAGACCACGACGAACGCGTGATCGACGTCGCCGAACGCATCTACATGGCTGGGCTGTTCTCCCCCGTTCAGTTCATCGGAGAGCGGAAGGGTAGTCTCGCGGTCATCATCGCAGCGCGGTTCAGATTCCATCCGCCGGATCCAGTCTTTCTGAAGTGGCAGAAGGACATCGAGCGCATCGCAGGTGACATCAATGGCGACACGTGGAATGTGAATTTCGGTCGGTTCGACAAGACCCTTTTCCATGGCGCGCCCCACCAAACGGAGTCCGCATACATCGTCCAAGATACCGAGGACCGATCCATCGCGTATCTCCGCCATATCGATAACCTGTGGAACCTTGGTACGTGGGACTACAAGTCGAAGCGTTACCCCGTTGACCCCGAGCCCTATCCGTCAATCGAGGAAGACATGGCGTAGACGGTGGGGCACCGACGCCATTCATGAAGCGGCAGCTAAAGATCACGGTCGTCAGCTTGGCAACCGTGATCGCGAATCCTGCAGCGGCCTGAAGCACGATCACAGTGATAGGACCAACGTCACCATAAGGAAGCTATCCGCCCTTCAGTTCAAATCTGGGGAACGGCCCTAGGCTGCGGCATCACATTCCCGGTTCGGAGCTGGATCCGCCCGAGAATTAAATGCCTCAGTTTTGAACTTAGGGGCCGTTCGCTTCACTAAGCGCACGTCTCAATCGGGAGACTTTTCGGGAGACACAAATCGGAAGACTTTCGGGAAAGTAAAAATCCCTCAATGAAAAGAGGGACTTAAGCTGGTCGGAGTGGAGTGATTCGAACACTCGACCCCCACGTCCCGAACGTGGTGCGCTACCAGACTGCGCTACACTCCGTGACCAGCGGCGCCTCTATAGACCGGCGCATCCTGTTGCGCAAGCACGAAAATTCAAAAGCCGGCGCATTTTTCGCCGGCGCGGCTGGCGCACCTCTGCGCAGGGCTAACTGGAGCAAAAAGACACACTTGCGGCAAATTTTGCGATTGCGAAGGTGGGTCGATTTTCTTTTGTCGGGTTCCGCGCTAAAGCGCTCGGCGGGACAAGCGGAAACCGCTGCAGACCAGCGTTTCCCGCCGTCGAATGCGCGACAACTTCAGGGACGATAGAATGACACTCCGCACCTTTGCCGCGGCTGGGCTTGCCATTGCGCTTGCCGGCTGCACGACGATTCCGACCTCCGCCGATCCGATCTCCAGCCGCTGGGTTGGTCAGTCGGCTGGCAAGTTCTTCGCCGCCTTCGGCCCGCCGATCAGCGACACCGAGAACGGCGCCGGCGTCAACTACACCTGGAAGGGCGGCTACAAGACGGTTCGCGTCCCGGCGAAATACGCAGAAGGTGCCGATGGCAAGCGCGGCAAGCAGATCTCGCCCGCACGCACGCAGTACCTGCGCTGCCAGGCGGAAATCGCCACGAGCTCCGACTACACGATCCGCAGCATCCGCGTCGTCGGCGACATCCCCGGCGTCAACGGCCCGTCCTATTGCGCCGAGTTCCTGGCACCGGCCCAGCCCACGCAGTAA